AGCTGCACCCTGCATTACTTGATTAAAATTAGTTGCTCCTGATAAACCTAAGCTTTGTGCCATAGCAAGAGCGTTGGTTGTATCCATTGAGTTAGTTGCAATACCGCGTTTAGCCAAAGCATTTTGCATTGCACGAACAGCTGAAGTCTGTTGTTGAAGACCCCCGCCAAATCCACCTTGCCCATAAAAAGCAGATTGGTTTGTAAGTAGGTCCTGTCTTACAGCAGTTGCCGCCCCTGGCATAGCGCTAGCAACTAAATTAGCTCCACCAAAGAATCCGCCAAAAGCAGCAGCAGTTTGAGCAAATGCATTTCCGCCACCGCCGCCTTTAGCGGCTTCAGTTCCATTACTAGAAACTTTATTGTTTCCAGAAGTAGTTGGGTCTACCTCTGGAGTTGTTGAGCTTTTAGCTCCGTTTTCAGAAACCTTATTACCACTAGAGATAGGTTGGCCATTAGGGCCAAGAAGGCGAGCACCTTGAAGACCAGATGCCATCTTATTTATCTTAGGCAGTACCTGATTTTCAATAACGCTGGCAAGGCCGAGCAGGTCGTTCTTGATATTGGCAACGGTGCTACTGACCAGATTCAGGCCGCGCTTTGGGTCGTCCACTATCTACCTCTCTTTGCTCGTTCAATCCAATTCATTCGTTCTCTAACAGGAAGGGTTCTAATCTCTGTTAAAGACCACCCAGTAAACGTTCTGGTAAGGAACTCATACTGGTCTTGCAAGTTCTCGTAGTCTTGTTCGCTATACACGAAACAAGTCAACAAGACTCAACGGTGTTGACATCTTCTCACCGCATGCCTTGCAAGTCTTAACCACCTCCCCTAGGCGTGGGCCTGGGATACGGTTAATAATCTCTTCTACTACCTTTGCGCGCTCCGCCATTCCTAAATTAAGAACAGTGCTTGCGCCCATAGAAGGCATTCCATTTACTGAAAGAACACAGCCAGATAGCAGGATGGTGTTAATTTCTGCCGCTGTTTTATCTGAGTTCTCTAATAACTTCTTTTGTGTTGCCCCTGTTGGTAGAGAAACATCAATGGTGTTTTTCTTGGTTTTAACTGTCCAAGCTCTTTCACCATCAAGCTCCTTCATAGGAACATCTTCTGATAGGTCTACGGATACCTCTTGTATTTCGCTGCAGCTTTCGCATTGAACAGCAAAATCAACGGTATTCCCAAAGGTAACTCTGCGAATGCCTACAAGAATGGCGTCTCGGTCACCCGATAGTAGTTGGTCTAAATCTTCGTAAGTTGCTTCTCGTGAACCAATTTTTACCAAACCGCGTTGTAGAAGAAGATTAAGTGCTTTGCCAGTTGTTGGTGCTTTGGCAATCGCCTCTTCATCAACGCCATTAAGCTCTCGTACTTCTACGGTCTTCACAACCTCACCGTTCTCGATAAAGCCGCCTGGTAATTTAACTTCTGGCTTTGAAGGGGCCTGAGTCTTAACTGCGGACTCAGGCGCCTCCATCGCTTTTTGTGCAAACTTGTTTACAAGCTCTGCATCACTAATAACTTCTGACACGTATTGTGCTCCTTTTATTTATTGATTAGTAGCTAGATGCCCCTAGGCCATCGACTGGTGTGCCGTCTGCCTTGGTAAAGAATACAGAAATTCCTTCATGTACTAGCTGCATTGTTTCAAATAGGATTGCTCCGTTAGTTGCATCGAGGTCTGTGTAGCTAAGTCCTGTAATCCAAGCATTGTGAATCTTGAATGACATCTTAGGCGCGTCAACTGATGCATTTGTATTTGGGTGGTCGTTAACCTGAAGAACGATATCGCAACGGAAGTTACGGTTAGTGTTTCCTGTTCCGTTGAGGCCAGCACCAGCTGCTGCGGCAAAAAGGCCACGCATCCAAGTAATAGCCTGGTCGTTTCCGTAGAGAACGCCACGTGTGAATGTAATAGGTGTGAAGGTTGTCATGCCAGGAATCTGGTGGACAGTGGTGTTGTAACCGCCCTCACGATAGGTAATGTTTTGAGTGTTAATCTGCAATCCACTAATGTTAGTGAAACCGCCCACCCATCCTGTTGATACTCCGTTTACTGGTACCTTTCCTGCGTTACCTGTATCAACGATACGGGCATCAAAGGCGGCTGCGCCAGCGGTCGGGGTAAAGCTAGCGGTGAACCTAAACCCGCGTAAAGGGTCAGTCGCTAGGCTTGAGTTGTAGGTGCTTAATGTGCTACTTGCCATTTATTGATTTCTCCTTACGCCACGGTAACGGTGGTTCCACCGCTGTACTGTCCGATGTTGATAACAACGAACTCAGCTGGACGCTGCAGAGCAACACCCACCTGAATATTTACGATTCCGTTATCGACAGATGACTGAGTGTTGTTCTCAGCGTCTACCTTCACGAAAAATGCTTGAGATGGAACGTTTCCAGTCAAGCCGCCTTGAGACCAGAATGATGTGAGGAATGAACTTACTGTGGCATCAAGTCGCTTCCACAAACGGTTATCATTTGGTTCAAAGATTGCAAAACGAGTTAAGTCCTTGAGAGACTTCTCGAGATAGATGAGTGTACGACGAACTGGGACGTAGCGGTCTACATACCCAGCCTTAAGTGTACGTGAGCCCATAACTACGATTCCAGAGCCTGAGATATAGCGGATTGCGTTAACCGCAGCTGACGCGCTGTTAAGAGAATCCAACTCTGAGCTTGTAAGTGGGGCAACTGATACTGCGCCAGCAAGACGAGCCTGAAGACCAGCTGGAGCCTTAAAGACTCCACGTGATGCATCAGTAGCAGCAAAGAGACCAGCAACAGCTCCTGCTGCGCCTACAGTCTTTGTTGCACCTGCAGGTGAGCCGACAGTTACTGTTGGGTCTGCAATTGTAATGCGTGGGTAGTAGACAGCCGCAGCGGATGATGCTGTGTAGCTAGCAGCCAAAGTAAGCTGGTTAGCAGCTGTATCATCAATGCCATCAACAACTACAAATACATCACCGCGACCAACTGCATATGAGATGAGGCCGTTAACGGTTGTTGCATCTGTAAAGTTTGGAGCGTTTAGGATAAGTGACTGTTCGATAGTATCGTACAAGCTAAGTGATGTTGCAATATCTGTTCCAGAGATTGCGCTTCCGTTAGCACCAGTGCTAAGAGCTTGATTAGTTACAACTGATGGATTATCAGCTGGAGCTGTAGCAGTTGAGTTCTGGTCTACCAAAGAAATATAGTTAGAGTTTCCGTTTACTACATTGATGGCATAACGAGAGTTTGAATTTACCATTGAAAGCTCATTCCACTGCTCAACAATGTTTGAGGCAGAAGAACCACCGTAGTAAACAACAATGTTAAAGTACCCTGTAGTAGAGGAGTTTACAATGCTGATATTGATGCTGTTACCCCAAGTACCTGCGTTAAGCGCATTAACTTGAAGAGTTGCCGCAGGTGAGCCCTGGCGGTCATTGAGAGTACGAGAGGCTGCTGCAGCCCCTGAGCCCGCAACGCGGTTTACATATGCTCGGTTTCCACCGTTAGCAAAGAATAGGTAAACTGCAATTGGAAGGTCGTTGCTTGCAACTGAGTTCCAAGAACCAAACTTTGTTACGTACTGGCTCCATGAAGTTACTAGAGTTGGTGTTGTTGGACCACGGTCATTAGCGCCAGCAAAGGCAGCTACTGAATCCGAAGATGGACCAACAACAGGTTGAATAGGGTTGAGCGTCTCTTGGACGTATACCCCTGGGCGAAGATACGCTGGCATTAAATAATCTCCTTATTAGTTTGACGTATTAACATATAGTGGAACGTTTGTTAGACCAGACGGGATATACGATGTAGTGTCATTAACTTTAACGGTATCAACCTGCTTAATAGCAGTTGCTGCCTGTGTAGGCGTCATCTGGCTTATTACACGGATTGAATACACGTTTCTCAAAAGACGGCGGTTACCAGTTTCACTGTCCACCGTATCTCTTTTGACAAACCCATCAAGGAATAGAGAACGGCTACTGGTTTCAGTGCCAAGCTCATTAGGCACGATTAAGTACCCGTACTTTGATGGAAACTTATTGAACAGCTGATGCTGTATAGAGCGGTCATGGCGTGGGTGTCGCGCCCATGAGGTTATTTGATATACCAAATCATACGCTACTGGGGTTATATAAGAGTAAACATATCCGTTGACAGGTGTAACGGTGCCTTGATAATCATTGTCAGTCAGGTAGCCGTAGGTTTGGCGGTTGTTGCCAGGGACAATATCAATCAAATCAATAGTGATGTAAGGAAAAGACTGGTCGCGAATTTCAACGTCAGGGTATCCAAACCAAACTTTAACAGGGCGCGCTTGGTTCTTGTCGTCTTTTACAATAAGTCCTTGAAGAAGCGTCTTAAGCGCCAAGTCCTCAGCAACAATAAATGGATTACCCATTACACAACCCCCAATGCCACAAATAGCTGACCAAGAGATTCACGCTCTAATACCTTTGAGATAGTAGATGGGGCGCGTAAGATAAAAGGGCGTATGGCTGAGTTAGGAAGGCTGTTAATATCGCCGTACTCTAGATTGTCAATATCTTCGTTGAGTTCTTCGGGCCAGTTAATGACCAAATCGCCATCTTCGTAGTTAATCTCCATAGCGCTTATAAGGCGTGATGGCCAACCGCTAGCATGGGCAATGGTACGAAGCTCTAGAGTAAGTGGTTCTTTGAGAATGTCCGCGGCATCTTCCGCGATGTAGTCAACGCTATCGATTCTTATTGACACGCTTGTACACCTTTGGCGCCATATATGCTGCTACCGCTATTGCGAGAACTGACTTATCCACCTCTGGGATGTTAGCTGTAATCGCCTCAGCAAATTGAATCTGTGAGGGTTTATCCAGCTTATCTTTCTCAGGCACGGTTTCTCCTAAAGAGACGCAGTATATATCGCAAGGGTACAGCTCGGTCTTCCGCACGGAAAACCTATTATTAGAATAAAGCAAAAGAGGCCCTCGCGGGCCTCTAACGCTTACTTCTTTTTAACCTTCTTGGCTAACGCCTTGTCCATTTTGGCATCTGCCTTAGCTGACGGATTCTTTGCATCCATCTTCTTATCAGCCTTCTTAAAAGCTGCCTTCTGCTTTGGAGACATGCTTTTCATGACCTTAGCGTCTTGCTTCTTATCGGCTTTCTTGCAAGCTCCGTTACAGTTGGGCTTTGAGCAGCCACATCCACATGACTTACACATTACATGCCCTTCTTTCTGTTCATGGCTGGCTTAGCTTTCTTGCCCTTTTTGAGAGCCTTGAAGTCAGCGCCAGTAATCTTGTCCTTTGGGTTAGCAGCGCCTGCAATCTTCATCTGCTTTGGTGATAGTTTCTTTTCCATTTACTTCTTCTTTCGAGCTGCCTTGCAAGTTGCACAGGTGCACTTGCATCCTTTTGCTGGCTTACCAGCCTTGCATCCACATCCACATTTGCTACAGATTTTGGGTACCCACTTTCATTTGAGTTCTTTCTAAGTATTCTACAGCCTTTTTTAGGGTGTCTAAGTTGTCCTTAGAATGCCCTAACATAAGGTTGCAGTCTCTACATAATAGACCCCTTATGCACTTCCCACAGGATGTATCTGTAGGGCAACACGCGTGGTCATGGTCAATATTTGATTGCCATCTATCCCCATACTCATCTGCTGGGTGGGGTAGCCCTTTATTACAGATAGAACACCCACCACCTTGAGATTCATACATTGATACAAGCTCTTCAAGGGTTATCGAGTATCGGTTCTTTAAATAGCTTTTGTATCGCACGATTCTGTTATACGGTTTAAAGTTCCAATTAACTTTATACGTTTTATCGTATTCCTTTTTGCACGGCTTGCAGTAACCGTTACCTTTATGAAAGCTCTCTAACGTCTGCTCTACTTTGCATCTAGGACATGTTTTCAATTATTTGTCTTTCTTGCCTTTTACGGCTAACTTTGTCATTTTCTTTTGTCCGTACTTTTTACGACCTACGGCTGCCGCCACTGCTGCTGGGTCTTCAGCTCCACTTTTGGCGGCTGATTTTTCAACAGCTTTAAAGCGAGCACCACTACCTAGCTTTGCTTTTGCCATTCTTTTTTCCTACTTTCTTTGGAAGCTTCTTGCCCTTAGGGGTTTCTTCTTGCCATTGCTTTGCCATCTCTGGATGATTAGCATACATCCAACCCTTTTGCGCTTGTGATTTAAACGGCATAAAGTCCCTCTTAGTTTGCGTACTCTAAGAATTGTGGGTCATTGACAAGCTCTTCAGGCATAACCTGGATACAGTCAATAGATAGGAGCGTAAAGTTTTCAGCAACAATGCCCTTTTGCTGTGCCTGATATGGGCGCCAGACTTCGTTCTTCCATACAACTCTATGGCGCCCTAAGTCATCTGGGTTAGCCATGATGCCAGGAATGAGCTTCTCCATATCTGGAGAGTTGACTGTTAGATGTAATAAGTCAGCGTTATAGAAACCTTGCTGGCTTGTCTTTGTCTGACCTTGTGTAATAAGGGCGCGGACAATAGGTACGGTATAAGGGCCGTCCCAAACTTTACCGCCAGTGTAACTTGGCAAGCTATCGCCCGTATCGTAGATAGGGTCTACAGATGTAAGGGTAGAGTTAAATATCCACCACTGCGCCAATGTTCCTACAGGATTGCGTAGGTCCATGGTAATGGCGCCATTAATGGCTTGAGTTTCAAAGTCACTAGTAAAGCGACCACCAGGGCTACAGGCGCGGGACATTTATTCCCTTTCCTTAAGACAGTGGATAACGAACGATAATTAAACCAGAACCGCCTGCGGCACCTTGTCCTTGAGTGTTAGTTGGGTAGTTAGCAGATGCTGCTCCACCACCGCCACCACCACCAGTGTTAGCCGTTCCTGCAGTACCGTTTCCAGTTCCTGAACCACCTGCGCCGCCACCACCAGCGCCTCCAGCACTAACAGATGAATTACCGCCACCACCGCCACCGCCACAAAGATAATAAGAACTTCCAACTGATACACCAGTTGCAGTTACTGCATTCCAGGTTGAGTACGTTGTAAATCCAACTCCGCCGTTTCCTCCAGCATCAGTGGTTGCGTCAACTCCTACGCCACCAGCGCCTCCGCCTCCTCCGCCTGAGCGGTGAGGAAATGAACCAACTCCTTGACCAGCACCACCTGCATATCCTTGAGTTGCAGTTCCATTTGCAGTAGTTGTTCCTCCACCAGTTGAAGAACCAGCACCGCCAGCAGAGCCGTAAGTTCCTGCAGCATTTACTCCGTTAGTACCACCACCTCCACCGCCATAAGGTGAAACTGTAGAAAAAACTGAACGAGAGCCAGTACCGCCATTTGAGAGAACTGCAGCACCTGCAGTTCCACCAGCACCTACTAGCGCTGTGTAAGAAGTCCCAGCAGTTAAAGTTAAAGCAGGTTGGTAGACGTATCCGCCGCCTCCACCGCCTCCGCCAGATTCAGCACCGCCTCCACCGCCGCCAGCAACCATTAAAACTTCTGCGCCCTTAATCTGTTGATTAGGTAAGAAAGAACCAGTAGAAGTAAAGGTATGGTAAGCATAACCACCAGCACAGATGAGTGTTCCACCAGTTGCTTTTACCCCATTAGAAATGCCATAAAGAGTAAATGTAGAGTTGGTTAAAAATCCTGTACAAGTAAGTGTAATACTTGTAATTGCTGCTGTGTTAGACCAAAGACCTGCAATAATATTTTGATAACCAGTCGTTCCATTGCTTTCTGCAACATTATCTACAGAAAAAGATTTATTGTTTGAACTTGTATAATTAGGGACGTATATCTCTGTATTGTTGAATACATTTGAGGTTCCAACCGCACCAAATATAGAACCAACATATTGTGCAAGAGACCCTGACGTAGCGTTTGTTCCATCACCAAGAAGGTATTTGCCTGTAAAACTTGAGGCTGAACCATTAAAGGACACATACATGCCTTCGGCAGGGGTTGCAGATGACCTTGCGCTTACAACAAGTTTTAAATCAGTGTAATTCTGCGGAATATTAGAAAACGTTACAGAGGTAGATGTAGACCCAAGAGTATAAGTCTGAATAGGAATAAGTGTATTAGCCATTAGACTGTGTACCTCACAATAACTACTCCCGAACCGCCTGCACCTGTTTGTGCATAAGAGTTCCAACCAGCGTCTGTGCGTGAACCGCCGCCTCCGCCACCTGTGTTTGTTGCACCCGCAGTAGGACGATTTGCTGGGTTACCTCCATTACCACCACCACCAGCGCCACCACTTGCAATTCCTGCTCCAGCACTTGCTCGTCCGCCTCCGCCTCCGCCACCACGAGTCACAGAAAAACCAGAAATTGTTGATGTAAGTCCAGCGCCACCATTGCTGTTATATGGGGATGAATTTGGACTATTTCCTGGTGCACCTACGCCGCCACCGCCTCCACCGTTATAGCCATTGTAGTCTGAACCAGCACCACCATCGTAACCTTGTCCTGTAGTTCCTAATCCTCCACCTTGTTGAGGAGCACCCCAACCACCGCCACCACCAGCGCCACCATTAAGTCCAGCATATCCGTATGCTTTACCGCCTCCACCGCCACCAATAGAGGTAATTGTGCTAAATGAAGAGTTAGAACCATTGTAACCAAAACTATCATAAGTAACAGTAATTCCATAAGAAGGCGCACCAGCACCGACTATAATTGGATATTGAACTGGGTTTAAACTTAACTGAGACTCTGCGGATGCGCCTCTACCAGATGTTCCTACAGAAGTTCTATAACCGCCAGCGCCGCCACCTCCAGAGGCGTCAGAATAGCCTGCACCACTACCGCCCCCAGCAAGTACTAAAAAGTCTGCAGTTAATGATTGTTTTGCGTCAAATATTCCAGAACTATTAAAAATGTGATACCAATAAGTGCCGTCTGTATAAACTTGGTCTCCACCAGTTGCTTTAGGAGCGCTTACTGCTGCTTTGATTCCGTAAAGAGTAAATGTAGAACCAGAAGTATAATTATAAGAGGGGCAAGTTAAAGTTATAGATGTAATTGGGCTAGTTGAACGCCATAGCCCTACCGTTGCTTGAGTAAAATAATCAGCAGCATTTGAACGTGAAATTATAGTTTTGTATGTTGTTGCATTTGAGTAATTTTGAAACTGAATAGTTGAGTTAGTGGTATTGCCACTTGTTGCAGTAGCCGATGAACCATTAAAAATACGACTATCTGAAGAACCTCTACTGCTAGACGCCGCACTTCCATTACCTAAAATATAAGTCCAAGAATAATTAGAACTAGTATCTCCGTTAACAGTAATATTGGTAGATTGATTTCCTGTTGCTGTATTGAAATTAGCAATAATAACTAAATCAGTAAACGTTGTAGGTATATTAGAAAAGGTAATGGAAGCAGCAGCACTACTTAAAGTCTGTGAATAAATAGGAGTATAAGTACTAAACTCTCCTTGAGGACCACCACTTGGTGTAGTTGTTATAGCCATTAGTTATCCTTTTCCCGCAAAAGTTCTGGAGCATAAAGATTAAGTATCTCTACTGCATACATAATTTTATCTTCAACTCTTTGCCCTGCTGGTTGAACTTTTGACCAAAGTTCAAGGTTTTCAATTCTATTATCGTCTCTTACACCATTTTTATGGTGAACTGATTCGTTTGGAAGTAAATCACGCCCTAAATATTCAGCCATAATTAAACGATGTTCGTAGGTATATTTTCCTAACTTTCCGTTTCCTGAAGTAGTACGTATATGAACATACCCATCATCGTATTTTTTCCCAATATTAACGATAACTGTAGGGTCGCCATAAAGAGAGTTTCTTCTGTAGTGCATTTGGCACATGCCTTTTGCAGCATGTTTTTTTTGACACCCATCTATTGTGCAAGTAGTAGAAATAAAGTTCCAAGGTTTTCTTTGTGTTTTCATGCTGTTTTTATTCCGTAAAGGGCAAACTGTGAATTTGCTACAAAGTTTCCTGAACCAGGTTTAATTTGAATAGATGACACTGATTCGTACACAGAAGCAGAGTTTTTAAACCAAAGACCTGAGTGAAGACCAACATACCCAGCACCATTTTCATCTTCTCCTGATAAACCTTTAATAGTTTTAGCCTTTACAGTACTTGTGTAGTCTAAAATATCAATTACAGATGCCCCAAATTCAGAGGCAGGGTTTGCTGCATAGGCGCCAATCCCACTTAAAGCCCAAGTTGTAGAAGTTGAAGATGCTCCAGCAGAAGCACTGCTTCCATTACCGTATAAACGATGCCACGAATAATTAGTAGAAGTATCACTGTTAAATTGAAGATAAACTGCAGATTGTCCTGGCCCACCATCGTCTGTCCTAGAAATAACACGTAATTGAAGATGGGTATAAGAGGACGAAATTCCGCTAAATGATACAGATGCTTGAGCACTAGTAAGTGAAATAGTTGCCAAAGCAAACATTCCACTTTGAAAAGTAGTTTGGTCCCAAAGTTTATTAGATTTAGGGGTGGTTAAACCAGCACCACTTAATCTTTTAATTGACATTGGGACTCCTTAAAAGGGGCGGGATTAAAGAACGAGTACTGCTGCTTCGTCTGCTGTGAGAGGCTCACCAGCGACGAGCTTTGCTTTAGCAGATACCTTAAGCGCCGCTACACGTGCTTCTTCTGCTTCACGAGCCGCTTGTGCTTCAGCAGCTGCTGCAGCATCCTGGTCGCGCTGTGCTAGTTCAGCGCTTGTAAGCGCCACAATCTTCTGCTCTCCTGTAGAGCAATCTACGATAATCTTTGTATCTGACATTATTCAGTTACTTCCTTCCATGAAGTTGTTGCTTCGTCCCATGTGTAGAACTTTCCTTCTACAACAGGCATTGGTGTTGGCGCCTCCCAAAGGCATGATGTTGCGTTCAATGTCCATGAAGCAAATGGCTTTGGTGGAATGAACGCATCCTTAGCGGCATCGTATGAAAATCCGACCCCAGCAAAGTTCTTACGGAATGGAGTACCACCAAGAGTGTGTACACCACCGATAGTGTTGTATGAGGTCTTCTTCCATGTGCCGCCAAGACCTAAGTCCTCAGCTAGGAACTTCTGACCGTCTTCCTTATCGTCAGCAACGACAAGTACACGAGTGACGATATTGTCACTATCTACTTCTGCCCAATGAGCCATTGTTTCTCCTTAGTTCAATCCACTATATAGTGAAATAGTATCCTTTAAAGATACCTCACGCTTGGTAATGTATCCGCCATCTTTATCTAACTTATTTCTGGCGCCTTCTTCATCTTCTGCTAGAACTTGAAGAAGCATGGTTACCTCATAAGTATAGCAGTTTGTAGTTTTATCTTGTGCCATGAGTTCCTTTATCCTTTATACCTAATGATAACTACGCCAGAACCACCAGCGCCACCAGTTCTAGTTTCTGATGTGCCACCGCCACCGCCACCTGTGTTTGCTGTTCCTGCTGTACCAATTCCGCCTACTCCAGTTGCGCCAATTCCACCACCGCCTGCACCACCTGCGCCGCCAGTTTGTCCTGCAGCAGCATAAGAACCACCACCACCACCACCTGCGTAATATGTACTTACGCCAGTTCCAGTTGGAGTTGCAAAAGCAGAAATTGCTACACCTGAACCACCGTAACCACCAGCAGAGGCTGGGTTAATTTGTCCTGCTTGACCAGCACCACCGCCACCACCGCCACAGCCGTTTGCGCCATTGTTTGCGCCACCTGCATAACCTTGATTTGTAGTACCAGTTGCTGCAGATGTATTTGGATAAGCGGAACCGCCACCCGAACCGCCAGTATTACCTAATGTATTTGTTTTTCCGCCACCTGCACCACCACCAGTAGACGTCAGTGTGGAAAAAGATGAGTCACTTCCATTTGTTCCACGGTTAGAAGTTCCACCCGACCCACCAGCGCCTACAGTTACTGCATAAGATGTTGCTAAAAGGGATAATGCTGATTCAAGAGAACCACCACCGCCTGTTGCCCCAACTGTTGAGCGAAGACCTCCAGCGCCGCCGCCGCCACCACCTGAAGTATTGTCGTTTGCTTGACCGCCACCGCCACCGCCACCTGCTACTACAAGGTAGTCAGCAATAATAGGTTGAGTAGGAGTAAACGTTCCAGTAGCGTTAAAAATGTGGTAAACATAAGTACCATCAAATACTATGTTTCCACCAGTTGCTTTGATTGAGTTACCTGCTGTTTGGGCGGCATTTTTAATTCCGTATAGAGTAAAGGTAGAGTTTTGAACAAAATTTGGACCAGTTTCTGGGGTTAAGGTAATGCTTGTAATGGGAGCTGAGTTTGACCACAATCCCGTAATAAGTCCGTCATAGGCTGTACTTGCGTTTGTTTCAAGAGTTGCTTCACCCGAATATGACTTGTAAGTTGAATTAGAATAATTAAAAATGTAAATACCAGAAGAACCAAACGTTGAGGCAGTTGCTGAACTACCTGTTCCAAAACCTGCAATACGACTAGTTGTACTATTTCCAACACCGCTTCCACCACCTCCATAAGTCCATACCGCAGAAAAATTAGATGTAGAACCATTAAAAGATAAAAACACGTTTTCGTTAACTGCTACTTTATCTGTGCGAATAGAAAACTCTAATTTTAAGTCTGTATATCCTTGTGGTATGTTAGAAAAAGTTACAGATGATTGAGAACTTCCTAAAGTAGTTGAAGCAAGTTTTGTCATTGTCTCTAGACTCATACTGCATACCTCACAATTACGATACCTGAACCGCCTGCCTTACCCCCGCCAGTATTGCCTCCACCAGAACCAGTTGCGTATGAACCGCCACCACCACCGCCGCCTGTGTTAGCAGTTCCAGCGATAGAATCAGAACCGCTTTGATATGCAACTTCTCCTGCACCACCACCGCCAGCACCACCTGATGCTCTTGTTGCTCCTGCTAAATCGCCTGTTCCACCACCACCACCACCTGCGTAGTAACCGCTAACACCTGTAGAAGTAATCGTCGCCCAAGAAGAATAAGTATTGATACCTGCTCCGCCATTTCCTGCAGCGTTTCCAGAGTTACCTACACCAGCAGAGCCTGCTCCACCACCGCCTGATGCTGCGAATGTAATTGTGTTTCCTGTTCCAGTTCCTGTACCACCAGCGTTACCTTGACCCGTAGTAGCGCTACCACCAGCAAAACTTCCAGTGCTACCGCTTCCGCCTCCTGCACCACCGCCAGAACCGCCTGAGAAACCAGTAAATGGAGATGTTTGACGCCCACCACCGCCGCCACCAATGGCTGTCAATGAATTAAATGTTGAATTATTTCCAGCATTAGAAACTATGTTAGAAGTTACACCAGCACCACCTGCTCCAACTGTTACTGAATAACCAGTTGCTGTGAGTGAATTTGCTGGTGTGTATATAAGTCCACCAGCACCACCACCGCCACCGTAGGTATAACCACCTGACCCTCCTCCTGCAACTACAAGGACATCAGCAGATAAAGTTTTAAGTGGAGTAAATGTTCCTGTGCTCTTAAATGCGTGGTACCAGTAAGTACCATCAGTAACAACTACATCACCACCAAGTGCTTGTGGAGCACCTGATTTAATGCCGTATAGAGAGATAGTTGTTCCTGGTTGCCAGTTTCTGTAAGAACCGCTTCCGTACACTTCAAAAGAAATAGAAGTTATTGCTGCAACATTTCTCCAACCGCTTACAATAGCGGAAGAAAGACCTCTATTTGGTGCGGCTGCTCTAGCAACAATTGTTTTATAAGTATTGCTATTTGAATAACTATTAATATCTATTTTACAAATATCAAAGTTGGCTGTAGGTATATAACCACCTGTTGCAAATGATTGACTAGATGCCCTAGATGAAGTAGCCGAAGTTCCATCTCCATCAAGAAATGTGTAAGAGTAGTTAGTTGAACTAGAATCATCATTAAAAGTAAGTCGTAAATTTCCTGCAGTATCTGACTGCCCACTTACTACTAATACTAAATCAGTATAGTTTTGGTCAATTCCAGATAATGTAACTTTAGAAGTAGCAGCAGTTAAGACTACTGATTGTAGTGGTTTATATGTAGCCATTTATTTAATCCCATACAGTGCAAATGATGAGTTGGCAAGATAACTTCCAACAGAACCAAATGTTATGGAAGTTACAGCAGCAGTATTAAGCCAAACTCCTGAAACTAGTCTAACTTGACCCGAACCGTTATAATCTGCTCCACCAAGGGCTCTTACAGTTTTATATTTGTTTGTATTTGTATAGTCTAAAATATCTATAACTCCTGTACCAAATGTATTTGCGGTAGCAGTAGAACTAGGAAGTCCATCTAAGTAAATTGGGGTAGCGTAAGGTGTATACCCATAAGCACTAGCAGAAGTTCCATTACCTATTAATCCATGAGTTGCATAGTTATTTGCACCATCTCCATTAAAAGTAAATGTTAAAACATCAGTAGTTGCATCACTTCTGCTAGTACGCACTAATGCACGAATTTGAAGATGCGTGTATGTTTGCGGAATATTTGTAAAAGAAACCCCAGAAGTAGAAGATAAAAGCACTGTACCCAAACTATCAAAAGAAGAAGTATTAGTAGTGCCATCCCAAACGGTATTACCTTTTGGAAATGACTGCTGGATACTCTGTTGAGAGAGACGACTAACTGCCATGAGTTAGTCCCCTTATGCTATTTCAGAACCGAATGCTGTAAATGACATTGTGGCTGCTGATGCATAGACAGTGATGATGTCTGTAGTAGCCAAAGTGATTCCAAGAGTCAAAGCAATTGTGTCATTAGCAGCGATTGGTGTGTCGTATGCAACGTAGTGCTGGGCCGCAATTGATGCGCCAGAAGGACGTACAGCGATACGGAAAGTGCCTGCTGTAGAAGCCTGGTTACAGACAGTGATTGTAGAAACTACAGTAGATGTAGATGAAGGCACTGTGTAGAGGTTGGTATTGGTAGTCGCGGTCAGGGTTGCTGAACCGTTACCTGTACTGCCAGACGAACCTGTCTGAGCCAAGACTTTGTATGTTGTTGCCATTAAGACTCCTTGATAAGGTGGTGGTTAAATTATGCCCTATAACGCTTCTGGTGTAGGGGTAAAACATTCTTTGTTTCTTAGGGCTAGGGCTGGGTTTACCCATATCTGGTCTTCCATTTTACCGCCCCATTCGTGAGATGTGTCTACCAACACAAACCCATGGGTGCGCATGAAGTCAGCTACCTTATCCCCTGTCACATGGTCTGGGTGAAGTTGGTAGTTCTCAGTCTCTATATGAAGAATCCTTACATCCTTAAGGCGCTCACCAAAGCCCTGAAGGACTTGCCAGCTGTACCCCTCGGTGTCAATCTTAACCACATCAATAGTTCCCGCGTCTTCAGTCTTTAATAGAAGTGTATCTAGGCGGCTGGTAGGGACTGTAATCTCACGAGTCTTACCTTCAAAGTAAGAGGCGGGCGGGTCAATAGATGTATCTTTATTAAAGATAGAGGATGTTCCCAGCACCTCTATATTGTCATCTATTACTTGAGTAAAGTTGCTCTCACCATCTTTATCTGTAATTGCGCACTGGTATGTATGCATCCATGGGTATTTATTCTTTGTTATCTGGAAACACTTAGGGTTAGCGTCTACGGCTATTACCTTGCTGCCCTGTAGTTCTTTGTAAAGATAGAAAGCGTCATCTCCATCTCTAGTTCCAATATCAATGATAAGCAGAGCTTTGGCGCCAAAATACTTACGGTAGTTTGTTACTACAGGCTCTAATGGGTCAATATAACCTGGCGTGTCATCAATCATATTAAGGTTATTATGGATAGCAGTTCTATAGATATAGTGGATATCTTCTTGTAAAAGCTCTTTCATTATATTGATGGCTTCATCTTTACGACCTACCCACCAACCACTTACCGCCTTCTCAAAGCGCAAACCATACTCTCCTGGATAGTCAACCCATACAGGAAGGGGGCCAGACTTTAAATGCCCAAAAGATAACCCAACCTCAGCCATGGTGTAGGCCTCTTGCCACTTTTGATTGCGCTCATACCAACGAGCAAGGAGGAACCAAGCCTCAGGGCGTGAAGGAAGGTAGGCAATAGCTTTAAGATAAAGATTAACTACGGTGTTCTCACGGTTCTTCTGGCTAGAGAAGCAATGAGCTGATTTTAATAATGATGCGTATACATACTCTGGGTGTGAGTAATAACCATACTCAGCAGTTCTTAGATAGAAAGATACTGCCGATGCGGTTTGACCAATGTTCTCGTACTCAGTAGCAATATTAAGGCTGAGCACAGGGTTAAAAGGGTCATTAGATAAGGTGATGATAAGGCTGTTAATGCGGTTATACATTGAGCGCCTCTACAATCATGTTATAAACAACTGTAGCGGGCACCTCTAAGATAAAAGCCGCATTATCTTGAAACCCAAAACTAATAAGTAAATTGTTATCTAACACCGCTGCACCAGCGGCAAATTCAATTTGTCCATCTAAAAACGACCAAGACTCTGGGGATACTCCGATAAGATTAAAGTCAGTGTCCCACACGCATAGGCGATGGCGGTAAGTTCCGTTCTTCTGTTTAAGATAGTTCTTAAAGAGGACAACCTCGTGGGTAATAGCGATGTAGTAATTACCCCATCGCACAAGTTGTGAGCCGCCACGTTGGTCAGCATTAACTACTTTTCCTGGATTTAAAACAACTTGTTCACACTTAGATTCACTTGGGCTAGCTTTGACTAGCTCTGTAGGAGAGGTCCATTTAATATAATGAAAGTCTTTATCAATAACAGGCATCCAGTTCTTCTCACAGTATGAGCTCTCATCAATAGGCGCTGGTATGCGTGTGCGCTTGACCTCTTTAGCGGTCCACTTCTTCTTATCTATCTTTAGCTCTGAAAGCTCCATACGGCCTTGACCGTTGGTAGTGGTATCTCTACGAACGCCTGTGCCGTAATACTTTTTGCCCCATTTAACAAGGCGCGCATCCTCTAAACCTACAAAGGTCCAGATGGGGGTAACGTCTAACTTACTGGTGTCGATAGAGCAGTAGTCAGTAATGTTAAGGTCTTTATCAAGGCGCAGAAGATAGTTGTCTGTTACTAAGCGCTGGTCTTCTTCTGGATGTAGATAAGAGAGCGGGCCCCAAATACTAGGAAACCGTTGATTATTTTCCGCGTGATAGAGCGTGTAGTTGATATGGCGCAAGATGCAAAGGATGTCCCCGTCATCATCAATAAAGATGGACGGGTTCATCAACCCTGTGCCGTTAGTTATCTCCGCAGGAATAATAAGCGGTCGTAATTTACCGCCTTGTTGCACCGACTGTTGGACCAGATTCATAGAAGAAGTGTAGCGTTAGTTAGGCACCAATCAGCATAAATTCGCTAAACGCCGCTCCAGCAGCTGGTGTAGACCATTGAACTCCAGAGCCTGTTGAGGAGAGAACCTGCCCCGATGTACCTGTTCCACCGCCTGCGGTAATCGTTCCAGTAGCAGTTAGGTTAGAGATAGTTGGGCTAGTGCCAAATACAAGGGAACCAGAACCAGTTTCATCTGTAAGGGCTGTTGCTAGGTTTGCAGATGATGGCGTAGTTAAGAACCCTTGAACACCTGTGCCTAAGTTAAAAGCAAACCCACCTTGAATACCTTGAGTTCCCTGAGTACCAGTAGTTCCCTGTACACCCTGAGCACCTGTTGTACCTGTTGTTCCCTGAGCGCCAGTGGTGCCTTGAGAACCAGTTGTACCAGTAGTGCCTTGAGCACCTGTTGTTCCCTGAGCACCTGTTGTTCCTTGAGTACCTGTAGCACCTTGAGTACCTGTAGTTCCCTGTGAACCAGTTGTACCAGTTGTACCCTGAGTACCAGTAGAACCTTGAGCACCAGTATTACCAGTTGTACCTTGAGAACCAGTAGAGCCTGTAGCTCCCTGTGTACCAATGGTGCCTTGGATGCCCTGTGTACCAGTTGCGCCCTGAGTACCAGTAACACCCTGTGCACCTGTAGTTCCTTGAATACCTACGGCACCATCTAAATTAACTGACCAAGATGAAAAAGTTCCTGTGCCAACAATTCTGTCGTTGGTAAAGGATAAAGAACCTGAACCAGATGTATAAGCAGTTACAGTTCCATAAACAATATGAGTAGCGTCATAAGCAACTACTACGTTTTGTCCTACAGAATATTGAAGTCCTGTAGCAACTGTAATTGTAGTGGTACCTGTTGATGAAAGCGCAAAAGATGTTGTAGAAGATGTGCTGTAATGGTCTCCAGCATTTCCTTGGATACCTTGTGCTCCAGTTGTTCCCTGGGTACCAGTAGCTCCTTGAGAACCAGTTATGCCCTGAGTACCTTGAAAACCAGTTGTTCCTTGTGAACCTGTAGAGCCAGTTGTGCCTTGGCTACCTACAATTCCTTGAATACCTTGAGCGCCAGTGTTTCCTGTTGTGCCCTGTAATCCTTGGATTCCTTGTGTTCCTACAGCTCCTTGTGTACCTGTGGTTCCTTGAGCGCCCGTTGTACCTTGTGCTCCGTTATAACCTTGAACACCTTGAAAACCAGTTGCGCCTTGAGCACCTGTGTAACCTTGAGTGCCTTGTACACCCTGTGTACCTTGAGTTCCTGTTGTTCCTTGAACTGTTGGAACAGATACATCAATAGTCTTTGGACCTGAGTTATATGTAAATGAGATGTTGTTACGTGTACCACTATTAAGGGCGGTTGCTACGCGCTGAGTAGTGAAGTACTTATTTATAACCCCTTCAGTGAGGTCATCTGTGGTGTTAAGCGCAGAGCCTGAGATAAGGCTAGAAACACCTGCAGCATCAATGAAGTACTCAAGGTTAGACCAGTGATGTACGCCATCACCAATCTTAAACTTGTCGGTGTTATTTTCGTACCCAATCTCACCCTCTGACAGTATTGGGTCTGCTGTATTCCACTGGGTAGCGGTTCCTCTGCGTACCTGAATCTTAACTGTCACTGGAAAGTACCTCCATCGTATACATAGTCAAAAGTAGTTAAAGTTGGAGTTCCACCATTTATTGTTGTTCCTACGTAGGTAGAAGTTGGGCTTCCACCATTTTCAGAAGCAACAGTTGGTACAAACTCAATCCACGAACCACCATTGTAGACGAACAGGCTTTGTGCATTCTCATTGAAATACACATCGCCCTTGTATCGTCCTGTTGGCTCTGAAGGAGTTGCCAGTACATTGATAGGTACCAGTGCTTTTTTGCTCATGGTTTATGCGTGTACCACAACTCGGTATGTCTCTCCTAGAGCAGGAGCAACTGCAAATCCGATAGTTACTGTGTTAGTAGTAATGTAAGTTACATCAGTAATAACTTCCATGGCGCTAGAAATTTCATAGACAGTCACTTGAATGTCTGTGGTTCCTAGGTTGTGGCTAAGAGTGAACTCTGTAGCTGAGTATGGAGATGCTGGGGTGATTGTGGTTGCATATTTAGTAACAACCTTTGTCTTATCAACTCGAAGACCAGAACCATCTTCTGCAAGACCAGAGAATGTTGGGTCAAGTTTTACAGAGATTGCATTAGCGGTGATATCAATTCCGTTACCAGCGGTATATTCACCAGCGGCTGAGAACTGTGTCCAACTAGATGCTCCAGCAGCATATGCTGTAACAATCCAACCTTGAGTAGCGTGGTCACCCTCTGTTGCTAATGTGTACGAGCCCTCTTTAATATCTGCATCTTCAGCATTTGTACTCTTTACAAGAGTTGTTGTTGAAGCGTTGTAGATATAGATGCCGTTTTCAGTAGCTGTAGCCTGGTTCTTAAGTAGAACACGGTCATTGTTAGAGAGAGTTACTCCACCAACAGAGGTTACTGAGGTTAGGTTAGATACATTTGCACTAGACATTGTTCGGACTGAACCGATTACAAAGAGTCCCTTAGCAACTGAATCTACATAAGATTTAGAGGCAATTGTTGTAGTATCAACAGAAAGCTCTCCACCACCGCTAAGTGATAGACCAGAACCAACGCTTAGAATTCCAGCGTTCTGTCCTTGGATACCCTGTACACCCTGTGTACCAGTGGTTCCTTGAGCACCTGTGTAACCTTGAATTCCTTGAGTTCCAGTCGTACCCTGTGAACCTGTGTAACCTTGGATTCCTTGGATACCCTGTGAACCAGTATTACCTTGTGTACCAGTAGTACCTTGGCTACCTGTTGTACCCTGAGCGCCTGTGTAACCTTGTAGGCCTTGCTCACCTTGTACGCCTTGTAGACCTTGAACTCCTTGTGAACCTGTAGTTCCCTGAGTACCAGTAGTTCCTTGTGAACCAGTTGTGCCCTGAGTACCTTGTGAACCAGTCGTTCCTTGTGAACCTGTTGTTCCTTGAGTTCCCTGAGTTCCAGTGGTGCCTTGGCTACCTGTAGTGCCTTGTGAACCAGTAGTTCCCTGCGCTCCTGTAGTACCTTGGATACCAACGGCACCATCAAGGTTAACTGACCAAACAGCGTGAGTTCCATTACCATTTTTAGAATCGTTAGTAAAGGTAAGGGAGCCAGTAGTTGAGTTATAAGAGCTAACTGTTCCAATAACATAATTGTTTGCATCATAGGCAACAACAATTGTCTGACCAACAGAGTAGCTTAAGTCGGTCTCAACTGTAATTGTTGTAGAGCCGTTACTTGTAATAGTAAAGGATGTTGTAGAACTTGTACGGTAACGGTCAGAGTGTCCTTGAATACCCTGCGTACCTTGAGTTCCATCAAAGCCTTGAATACCTTGCGTACCTGTGGTTCCTTGTGTACCAGTAGTTCCTTGTGAACCAACAGTTCCTTGGATGCCTTGAATTCCCTGTGTTCCCTGTGAACCTGTAGTTCCTTGGCTTCCAGTGGTTCCCTGTGAACCTGTAGTTCCTTGGCTTCCTGTTGTGCCTTGTGCACCAGTGTAGCCTTGGAGACCATCTGTACCTTGAACGCCTTGTAATCCTTGAACACCGTTTGTACCTTGTGAACCAGTGTTACCAGTTGCGCCTTGAGAACCAGTATTACCTTGTAAACCTTGAATACCTTGTGTTCCTGTTGAACCTTGTGTTCCATTTGTGCCTTGAACACCCTGAATACCTTGTGTACCCTGCGCACCGTTGTAGCCTTGAACACCTTGGCTACCAGTTGTGCCTTGCGTACCTTGTGAACCAGTATCACCAACGTGACCTTGGATACCTTGTGTACCCTGTACACCTGTAGCACCGTCTAGGTTTACTGTCCAATAAGAAAATGGACCATTACCCGTTCCAACTGCATCCTTAATATCAAAATCAAGTTGACCGTAGTAATCGTTGTACCCAGTTACTGTTGCGTGCATAAGGTTTGTAGCATCATGTGCTACTACAATATCTTGACCTACTGAATATGAAAGTCCTGCTTCAACTGTAAGTCTTCCGCTACCGCTTGCGACAATATATAAAGAACCATTTGATGTTGTCTTATAGCGGTCACTATGTCCTTGTACACCCTGTGAACCAGTTGTACCCTGAGCACCTGTTGTGCCTTGAGAACCTGTTGTTCCCTGTGTTCCTGTTGTACCCTGCGAACCAATTGTTCCTTGAGTACCTTGACTTCCAGTAGCTCCTTGAGAACCAGTTGTACCTTGGGTTCCTGTTGTACCTTGGCTACCTGTTGTTCCTTGTGAACCAGTTGTACCTTGCGCTCCGTCTGCACCAATGTAACCTGCAGTACCTTGCGCACCTGTTGTACCCTGCGAACCTGTTGTACCTTGTGTTCCAGTAGTTCCTTGAGAACCAGTGGTTCCCTGTGTTCCTGTTGTACCTTGTGAGCCTGTTGTTCCTTGGGTACCAGTTGTACCTTGCGTACCAGTTGTGCCTTGTGAGCCTGTTGTACCCTGGCTACCAGTTGTGCCTTGAGTACCAGTGGTACCTTGTGCACCTGTGCTGGTGTTAATCCAAGATGTGCCATTCCATGTGCGAAGATAGTGAAGTGTTGTATCAAAGTAGATTTGACCTACAACTGGGTCACTTGGCGCAGACGCAAGGTTTTGGATTCTTGCATTTTGCAGTTCAAGCTTTGTTAAATCAATTGGGGTTAAAAACTTACGGGCCACTGTTTATCTCCTTAAGATAAAAATGCTGTTCCTGAAAAAGCGGATGAGAAGGTGAGAGTTAGTGAGCCCAATGATGTATACGATATTTCACCTTCATAAATAGTACCAGCAGAATCCTTAACTGTAACGTTAGGGTAGAAACTTAAATTGTGGTTAACAACCCAAGTACTGCTGGCAACACCCTGCGTATGGGTGTAAGCCACACGAGAGGTCTTAAAGTACAGATTACTTATACCTTCTGGTAAATCATCTGTAGAACCTAAAGCTGATGCCGAAATAGCATCAGACAGCTGTTGTAGGGTGACTCCGCCACCAGCTACACCCTGTACACCTTGTACACCTGTTCTCCCTTGCAGACCTTGAACACCTTGGGTTCCAGACCCAGTTGTACCTTGTGTGCCTGTAGTTCCTTGTCTTCCCTGAACGCCTTGGGTTCCAGACCCAGTTGCACCTTGTGTTCCAGCGCCAGTTGCTCCTTGAGCACCTTGAGCACCTTGAGCACCTTGAGCACCGCCAGAAGGACCTTGAGTACCTTGGATACCTTGTGCAGCATACGCGCCTGCAACACCTTGGGCGCCTTGAACACCTTGCGCGCCTTTAGGGCCGCCTTGACCAACGTATATGACATTTGGATTAGTATTTTGAATCCCACACGTATGTTGGGAACCTACACATCTACATCTAGGTCTAGTCAAGGGTCACCTGCTGTTGAACAAATACTTGGCCACGAAGATATGTTACCTCATATGTTGCGTCATCTTCGGCTGTAGCTTGTAAATCCCAAAATGCGCGAACTGGAAGATAGGCAGTATTTTGTTTAGTTAAAGATAGTTTAATTTTACTTAAAGTCTCTGAAACAAATATTGTTTCAATAGTAAAGGTTGCATATAACGATGGCGCATTTGGATATGTACGAATTTGAGATTTAAACTGTAAGCCTGTGATATCAAATGGAAAATCTATTTCTTCTTCATATGAGTCACCTTGATAAATCATTAAGTCTTGGATTTTAACATAAGAAGGGATTGGGCTACGGCCTAGCAAATCGTTCTGTAGATATACTCTTTCTGGGCGACGGGCATCGTCTACCTCCTGTGGGATATAAACAGGAATAAGCTTATTAGTAGTGCGAGATACGCGCCGTAAAGTTCCTATTTCAATGCGCCATAGGCCAATATTTAATTGAGCACATAACTGCTTATATTGGTCCCAGCGCTGTTGAATAATCGCAGTAAGCTGTTGATAGCGTTGAGCGCGGGGAATTACAACTCCGTCGGGAGCGGTAATGTTAATATCAAATGCGGCATCTGTTGCTAGTACCCAAAGCGCTTCAATAGCAGCTAAAATAGCAAGAGGGTATTCTTCTACCGCTGGGATAGATTGCAGCGTTACCACAGACCCAAATGCGTCTGTGCGATTATAGGTATGTTGTTCTACGGCTGTGTTGATAAATAGACAGATGTCATCATCTGTAAAGTATCTAAACTTATTTCCTGTGATTAGGATAGCCGCATTTGCAGGCGGGGTGTGAACAAAATGAACAACCCCAGCGTCTTCCTCTAAGGTATACCCAGTTTCTACTAGCACTGGGCTGCCGTTAACATACACAGTTAAGGTGTATTGGTCTATTGGTTTACAAGGAAGTTGGTAGTCGGTGGTTGAGCCGTCTCCTGTAGCAGTAAAGGTAAACTGCTGAGGCTGGTCGCCCAACTCTAAACGGACCCTATAGGTAAGGTCGTAGATATTGGCCACCTATTACTCCTTTGACCTTCTAATAATATCTGTATAAACGAAGAAGCGCCCCATAAAAAGAGGCGCCCACTCCGCTAAGTATGTCTTAGATAACTCCCGCTAGATAACCCTTTTCCTTAAGGTGTAGGGCGACTTGCTTCGTTACGCGATACTTCTGTCCTGCTTTGAAGTTGTAGTTGTTTCCTGCTCCAAGTGTCATGTTTTCAATATCTTCAATGACTCGGACTTCAACAGAATCGTCTGCATTAGAAACAGTAACGACCTCATCAACAATAATAGATTGACGAGATGGGACAGTTGCGTCAATGACCTCGGTTTCAAGCTTTACTTTAGCTTGCGCGGTTGCCATAGACATTTCTACTGCGCGGTCTGCTTGAGCGTCTGCGGCTTCTGCCATCAGTTTCTCACGCATTACGCCAGTTGCATCAGTGGGCTTTGCTTTTGCCATTAGTTCTCCTAATTAATAACTCGGTTACGGTAGTTGACAGGGTGGGCCCGAAGGCCCACCCTCAACCTATTTAATTGTATTAGTTGGTTTCTGCAATGATTACAGACTGGTCTGTGATTAGACCAAGTCCAAAGATTGAGTACCAAGCAAGTGCATGCTCACGACCGAAGTCAAGAATACCGCCATCGCGGAGTTCGACTGGAAGTGAGATTGCGTGACCGAATGCGTTATCTCCAATGAAGATAGCTGAATAGCGGTCTGAACCACCGTTACCTGTGTAGGTAGCTGGGGTTGTGTATCCTCCACCAGGAGTTACTGTTGGGTTAGCAACAGCTGAATCTGCGCTGTAGCTGTTACCAGCACCGCCAGCGACCTTAAGGACCTGAGTTGTTTCGATGAAGACAACGTCATAGAGACGGCCGATTTCACCGAGCATGAAGTTACCAGGTGCTGCGTACTTGGTTACTTCAATGAATTCAGGATTATCACGAAGGTGACGTGACTGGTGTGGGTGAACGAAGCAGACATAAGTCTCTCCGAGTCTTGGAATGTTCTTTGTTGCAAGTGTCTCTACTGCATCCTTAACTGTGTGAGGTGTTAGGTAGAATGTACCTGTCATCTGCGCACGTGAAGAAGCAGTTGTGCCATCTGCATACCAGTTGTTAACAGCTGATAGGCTTGAACGGTCTTCACCGTAGATGGTTGAGGTTGCTGCATAAAGGGTGTCGCGTGAAAGCTGGTCTAGATAGATAGCCATGTTACGACCAAGAAGACGTGAGGCTGAAGCCATTACGTCATCGAATGATGCGTTGAGAAGAAGTTCTGAAACAGCAAGAGCATAACCATGCTCTGATACTGTGATTGAGAACTGCTGTGCTGTCAACGCGTTAGTTGTCATACGTACACCTTCAACCAAAGGTGTAGCAAAACCTAGGTTGTTGTAACGCATGAAGTTGATTTGAAGACCAGGAGCAACACCGAGTTCAGTCTTCTTGACTGCGAACTGCTCAAAGCGAAGGATAGGCATAGCCTGGAAAAGGATTTCCTTAGACCAGATTGTCTGAATCGCTTGAGTTAGCTGGGTGTTGGTACCTGAGTAAGCTGTAGGTGACGCGGCAAGATTGCCTGTACCTGTGATACTTGATGCCATTTAGCTATGACTCCTTGTTAGTAAGTTGTTAGTTGTGTGTTAGCCCAGAATTCCGCTGTTCTTACCCTGAGCGCGATTGCTTAGGATTCGATTGCGGATTTTTGCGTATTCATTCATCGGCATGGCTGCAATTTCTTCAGCCGTAGGCATGCGTTGTTCCGAATTGGTTTCCAGCGGTCCAGCGGGTGGCAAAGTTGCTCTTGTACCCACCTGGTCTCTGCGCTGCTGTGTGAGGGCAGCTTGCGCAGACTCAAGAATGCTCTGTGAACGGGACTTTAATTCTTCAACGCTAGTGTTAATCTCTTCAGGAGTACTGCCCTGAATGAAATCAACTAGTTGCGGAATGATGTTATCTCGTTCAGTGTCAAGCACCTGTTGGCGATATGCTTGAAGGTCTGCAAACTTTCTCTCTTGCTCCAGAAGAGCGAAGGCTCGTTCACGCTCATTGCGCTCACGCTCCAACTGCTCCTGCCACTCTTGCTCTTTAATCTTGATGAGTTCCTTGGCGTCCAAGTCATCTTCAAGCTTAGCTTTTTGTTTAGCTTCTTTGGTTGCCAATTCCTCGGCGTCCTTAGCTGCTTTACGAGCGGCTTTTTCTTCCTTCTCCTTTTTAAGAGAAGATAGTTCTTCCTTTAATCTTTCAATCTCAGGATAGAGTTTGTCCTTCTCCTGCGAGCGAACCTTTGCTAAATCATCTTCAGTATAGAACTTAGATGAGTTAGTAGCTTCTCCCGATGAAGTAACAGTCGGCGCGTCAACGCCCGACACGTTTACTACTGGAGCTGTTCCTGCTTCTGCTTCAAAAGCATTAGCCATGTTTTCTGCAGTTTCCATGCATATATCCTTTGTGTCCTAGAGGTCGTTTTCCGAATGTGGGCCTGAGCCCTTTGCACATATGACCAAACGTTTATATTACTGTCTTTATTTTGACAAGTTACTACGCGATTGTCTGCTTAAATAGCATTATTTCTCGTAGCCTTCTGGCACCCTTCGTTGTGGAAGTTTTGTACCATAAGCTTGAGTTACCAATCGGTTACGTAGGTCTTGGTCTCCAATTTGGTCTGCAATCAAGGTGTCATCCATGATTGCAGGGTTTCCTGAGGCAGCAGGTGCTGGGGCTTGCGCGGTTGCAGCCGAGGCCGATGAGCCAGATGAGGCTCCGCCAGGACCTACTGGGGCAGGCATCTGACCTGTAAGGGTCATGATGTCTTGTTCAATCTGAGTTTGAATAAGCTTAAGTGCGCCATCGGCTACTGCGTCATCTTGTAGCTCTTGACGGATTTCTGTGAGCTTCTCAATTGGGAACTCTTCGCCAAGAGAACGAAGTGCGCCCTCTTTAGACTCAAGGCCAAGAGATAGTTTGGTCTGAATTTCATTGAGCGCAATCAATTTATCAAGTGGAAGTGGCTGTGGGAACTGAACAATAGAACGATAAGTAATTGGGTCATTAGGGTCAAGCTGTGGAAGCTGACCTGGTTTAAGAGGGACGGTGCTTGTATTAGGGTCCCACATAAATGTTTCTGGTTCTTTAAGAGCAAGGTTAAGAAGAATAAGTTCGTTAACGCGCTCAAGCCCATGCGCATATTGAATAATCTTTTGATGGTAACGATTCATCAAAGGCTGGAACTGGATTGAAAGAGCAACGCCAGATGTATTGGAGATAGGTTGAGCCTGGCCAAGTGCAGTCTCAGGTACACCAATCATTTCGTGCATGGACTTCTTCATCATTGCAAGGAATTCCATTGCGCCCTTTAATCCTTGAGCTCCACCTTCTAGGTTTTCTACCTTGGCGTCTTTTGGTAGTCCACCCCAGACTTTGTTAGCGCCCTTTTCAAGCTGAGAAGCTTTAGCACCGATGATGACGGTGACTGGCGCCGCATGGTAATTAACAATATCCGCGATGTCTGTAGCGGTTTCGTTATAAGAACGGTTAATGTTAATAATATCGAAGCAGTCAGCAAGACCCCAAGGGCTACCACTAATACGAACGTTTGGAATATGAATAACAGGAATCGTGCCAAGCGGATTCGGACGAGAATCAATAAGTTCATCATTGATGTACTCTTCAATAACATCATCAGTTAAGATTTCCGTGTAAGTAAATACTTGACGCGTTCCTTCAAGCGACGTGCCCCAGAAACGGTACTTAAGTTTAAAACGTACAAGGCGCTCACGGTCATGAGGGTGAAATTCAGGAAAACAGAAAGATGAGTTGAGAGGGAGGACACGAACACGTCCAGGATGAGTACGACCGCTAGGGTCAACATAAGCTTCTTCATAAGCCACCTTAATAAAGCAGTCACCAGAGACTGAGCCCTGCTGACCAATTTCCCAAAGCACTGTTGCCTTGTTGTTATCTACTTCCCACACGCGCTCTAGTAGGTCTGGGACAATTGCTTCGGTTTCTTTAGGGCTGCGAAAGTTAACGCCCTTGCCGAATGTAAAGTTGATAATAAAGTCTGTGAAGGCGCGGTAATAATTAAGCACCATCTGTGTTTCGCCTGTTTGACGGCGATAAGAATAATGATGGCCAAGATACATGGCCCAGTTAAGAGAGTAACGGTTTAGTCGAGGGCCGTGAACTTCAAACTCTTCATCCGCCAGTTCCACCAATCCAAGTGGAGAGATGGAGATTGTTAAATCAGATGAGGCAGCTCTATAACTCGGTGGCGAAAAATCAATACCGCTCACCAATCACCTCTTTCGTTACTAGTGCCCTAATGGTACTAAATGTCGACAAATATACTAAGCGACACGCTTAGCGGAAACGCTCTCCACGGATAAGCTGTTTACCAACAGGTTTAGTAACCTGTTGTCTTTGTTCTTTTTCTTTCTTGTCCTTTGCTTCCTGAACATAATCACGGAAGCGAGGGTCTACATCGCTTTTATTAGGAACAAATCTACCGCCCAACTGAACATAACGAGAATGTACCCAGTGAGCGGCGGCAGGTGAAGGATATGTACGGAACTTTGAACGCGCTTGCGCGGTAAGCATGTTCCATAGTTTTGGATTAGCAGGCTCCTGCTTAGGGGCCTTCTTAACTTCTTTACCAGCAATAAGTGCCATTTATTAATTCCTTAAAAACGCTGGTAGTGCCGCGCGTCTACACGGCACCCCAGCAGTTATTTAAATTAGTCAGTTACGACTGCAGGATTGCCAGACTTCTGTGGACCACCGTTGCGCATTGCGCGCTCGATACGGTTGTCTCCATGGTCTGCAAAACCACCTGCTGCAAACTCAGAAAGGTTTTCTGGAGCTTCAACCCAAGCCGCTGAACCAACGTGTGCACGTTCGCGCATTGTCTCTTCTGGAAGCTTTTCAAACACATTCTGATTGCGATTTGGGCGACCTGGTGCAGGAGCGTATCCCTGCATAGCACCCTTTGTGAATTCCTGTGGAACATCTGTATCTGTTGCTACGCCTTCTTCAAAGCGAAGTGGACCGCGCTGACCTGGTGTAGCAGGTGACATCTTACGGTCGTAAACAGTTCCTGGACGTTCTGGGAACTTTGGTGATGGGGCAATTGCCATTTTAATCTCCTTATAAAGGTTGAGGACCTCAGATAAAAGTTTGACTTGTATTGCTGTAAATTTCAGCCTAAACGGCTAATTATCTAAAGAAGAACGGGGATGAGGAAACCTCTACCTGAGGCATAGTCATATCCATAGTTAAAGAGCAAGCAATTGCTAAAGAATCCGCATAATCATCATGGGCGTGGGCTTCATCTGGCGCCTTAGCAAGGAAGTTAGGCCCAGTGAACTTGGTTTCTAGGTCGGTCATCTGTTGATAGAAACGCTTCCATGTACGAAGGCGGCGGGTCTTAGCATGAGCAGGCCAACCAATCATCTCGCGGTCAATAAGCGCTTTTAAGTGCTTCCAACGTTTGGACTGTTCTGGCTGGCTACTGCCTACAGAGATAACCTCTGCTCTAGGAAGAAGAAGTTTGAGGCGCTGAGCTACTGCATCACCAACTCCGTTGGCGTCTACGCCAACATACATAACATCGTAGCTTTCTAAGAACTTTATAATTTGGAAGTATTGGTCTTCCCAGTCATCACCTTGAAGCTCCATCCAGTTAAGAACGCGATGGTCAAAGTAACCAAACTCATCTGGTCTATCCCAGTCAACCCACACAACGGTAATAACGGTAGAGTCAATCTTACGCGCAGGGTCAATACCCACAACTACAGGAGTCCTGTGCCATGCGCGGACGACTTCTTGAGAGGTATCGCCAAGCTTATCCATAACAGATGAGGTAACGAACATGCCGCGTTCGAGAAGCCACTTACAGCTATACGACATCTGGAACTCATCTGAGTCCTCACCAATGCGCAGCATCTCCTTCTTAATGAACTTGGCATAGTTTGTGTTGAACTTGGATACATCGCGCCAGTCCCATTGGAAGTGGTTCTGTCTCTTGCCTCGGGTAGTCTGTCGACGTTTGTTTAATTGAATAGAGCGGTAAAAGTTATTCTTACTTGTTGTTGGCGTACCTGTCTTAACCATAGTTCCTGAGTAGTATGCAAGCATAGGGCTAATAGATTTAGATACAACAAAGTCATCTGCCTCCTGACACTCGTCAATAACAATGAGATGGAAAGACTTAGATTCAATCTTTGCGCGAGGGTTAGCGGTCATCATCATAAGGCTACTGCCTGAATTCTTAAGTTTGATTTGGCGCGTCACGCCAGGCACTCTTCCTAGAGAATCATCAATCTCGGGGTCGCCAAGAATCTCAAGAGCGCGCTCCGATGTAAGGCGATTTACTGTACGGCCAAAGAGAGTTTCTACCTGACCTTCAACTGGAGCAAACATACCTACCCAGATGCCATCTTTATATCTCCCTAGAAGGTCTGGATACATCTTGGCTAAGCGCGGGAGCAACACCATGAGAGTAGCAACGGTGTTAGCAATAGTCTCCGATTTACCGCTCTGACGTGCGGCAAGGGCTGTAATTTCTTCACCATCATTAATGATGACTGACTCAATGATACGGCGCGCTAAAGGCATTTGGTATGGATGAAGCTCATGCCCCACAAGGGTATTCATAAACTGGATGCAGCGGTCCACAAGCTTGCGTACGAATTCAGCAGAGAGCTCATCCAGTTCTATCTCTTCGTCTTCTGGCTGTAGCTCTTCCTCATCATTATTGATATCGGGAAAAAACTCTTCGTCTTGGTCGTCTATTAGCTCCATATGAAACCTTAGTCTAAATTAGAACAAGGAGCCTGAATTGTTAAACTCAGACTCCTTGTTGCCACTACGGGGAGAGAAGAGAGGCAAGTGCAATACTAGCACAATTGTCGACAAAACTACTTTTGCGACATGCGCAGGTTGAGCTCATGAATAATGGCGTGTAGGACCTCAGAAGCTAAAAGAGCCTCATCTAGATACGCAGCGTTTCTACCTCTGGCATAAGTAGACATGTTACGACCGATATCGTAGATAGACTGGTCTACATAGGTTTCAAGCTCGGCTGTAGGTATTCGATTAACGCGCTTAGCTATCTTCTCTGAGAACGGCTTGTCCCAATTCTTATTACGCTTTAAAAACTTCATCAAACAACCCGTCCTCTGGTTTCCACGCCACACGGCCTTTCATAGCCTCAGATAATAGCGCATCAATAGCATCATCGTCGTCTACATGGATGTCAGGTCGTTTATAGAAAATGCCCAGATAGTACCCAGGTTCAGTAAAAGGTATGCGCGCCACCAAGCATTTGCCTGTGCGGTATGGGTGCTCAGTTTCTTGAGTAGAGCCTACCTCTAATACTGGTAGGGCTTTCTTATGCCAATAGCGTAGTTTGCCTGCGTATAGTGGTCCGAATGATTTCATGTTACTGACTGATGTCAGGCACCCCTTCGTCTTGGATAATCTTCTTTACGCTCTGATACATCGGTGTATTCTGAATGTTAGATGCGATGGCGGCAGTATAACTAAACTGTTCTTTTGTAGCCGCACTTAATGAATCCATATCTGCAGGCCCCATGTCTGACCACTGGTCAAGGCCGCTTTCGCGTAAGAACTTTCCTGTTGACGGAGATGATTTAAGTGCAATCCATAAATCAGTAGGAACGTTATTATATTGCCACCATGTGTTATCGCGGAAAATAACAAGTAATGCTCTAGTTCCTGGGTTGTATCCGATAGTCCACGCGCGTGGTCGTTTAGGATTAGAGGTAGGGGCGGTCTCCATCTCAACAGCGGAGCTCATCACATCTGTGGGAATAGTGATATCAAAGTTAGGTGTAGCCTCAGATTCAGCATTAGCTAGAACCGTTACGTCGTCCCAAGCAAACTTACCCTCTAGGTCAACAGAGCTTTGTTGTTCTACTTTTTCTTTGCTACGAAGCGCAAGATTAAGGATACGGTTTAAGTTCTCGTCTCTTTGCTGGCGGGTATTAGCATAGTAATTATCAGCCATTATCCCTCACATATGTGCAGGGAAGTCTCACTCTCAAGAACTCTAGAGTTGCACACTACACATCGTAGATACTTAACAGGCTTATAGTTATTTTGCACGGTAGCTCCTGGAAGATAACTTGTACCATCTTCGCTATATGCTGGGTCTGCGTAGACAATCTCTGGCTCATCAAATAGCTCACGTGGAAATGGCCCACGTTCAGGCGTAATCTTATCTGGTACTGGGTGTACCTGAATAGCTTGTTGTCTAATCACTCTCATCTGAGGATGCTGCTTTCTTCCGTCTTGTTGTTTTTGGAGCATCCGCTACAGGCTCTACAAGTGGGAAGTGTCCAGCAAGTGCGCGGCTGTGTAACCATCCAGGTAAACACTTTTGGCAATAGTTGACTGGATTAACTCCAGGGTCAGCCTGTGTGTAGGAGGCTGGATTCACGCAGTTGTCGCACTTAACCATAGCGTAAGTATAAATGAAAAAGGGGCCGCAGGTGTGTTCTGCGACCCCTATTCCTATTAAATTGTTACTTTGCGCCTAGGCCGTAAGACTTATCCTTTGGATTAAGGAACTTAAGTGCTGGTCCCGCAATACCTGCTAGAAAGGCCGCTGACAACTTCTTTGGGTCAGTTTCGCCGTTTAGGTAAAGCGCGAGTACTGCTGCTACTGATGCGCGAAGCCATGTTCCGCCCATCGACTTGAGTGTGGTTAGGTCCACTTTATGCTCTCTTTCTTTCCGCGGCATTTCCGCGTACTTAAACTCTAGCATACTCCTATTGCTCGTCTACATGCTGCTCGAAACGACCCTCGAGCTTAGCAACCTTCTCTCCAATTTCAATCTGATGTTCGCGTAGCTCTTTAAGCATAGGAACAATCTCTTTGTTAATCTTATCGTGAATAGAACTTCCGCCATTAGGGCGAAGCTCTGATAAATACTTCTTAACTAAAAACTTGACACCAGCAGCAGCTGCCGCTAAAATTGCAATTTCGCTTGCGGTTATGCCAATCCATGTATCTATGCTCATACAAACCTATTCTGTGATGATGTTAACTTCTTAACAGAATAGTTCTACGATTTATAGCCCAAAAAGCGTTATTTTTAATAGTTTACACGTAATTTATATAAATAAATGTTAAATGTCTGTGTTTAGACTTGACACGCTCTGTAACTCTCTGCTTTGCTAGTACATGACAGAGGCCACTAGCGATAGTGGCTTTCGCCAACTGAGAGGAGCAATAATATGCTCAATATCAGAATTAATCTAACGATTAATCTAAAGAAGGTAACATACGCAGGAGCAGCGATGATGATAGCCTTATCGCATGTCGTAACACCTGCCTATGCGTTACAGGCGTCAACGGTGCCGACAGTAAAAGAAAAGCCTGTCACCGTTTCGCTGGCTTACTTAAAAGTACAAACAACTCGCTCACAGGCTCGGGCATCAATTACTAGCAACCAAGCTAAGTATTTTGACGCTGAAGCGCTTACGTTCCTCACTGTGTATTCCAATGGTTGGAGTATGTCTGAATGGAAGTGTCTCCAGTACGTCTGGAAAAACGAGAGCCATTTCAATCCAAAAGCTTTAAATAAGCACTCGGGCGCGTTTGGCATAGCACAGTTCTTGCCAAGCACCTGGGGTAACTATAAGGTCACACAAACACAGTCAGCACAACTTCAGGTTAAGTATGGGTTACGTTATATTGAAAAACGATACGGGAGCGCATGTGGAGCAAAAGCATTCTGGATTAAGCACGGGTGGTACTAATGCACCATCCTTTGACGGCTCACAGGTCTGCGCACAAGTAGACCCAGAGCTGTTCTTCCCAGAGAACAAGATAGATGCACGAGAGAAGATAAGGCTAGTGCGCCCCATATGTGGGGCGTGTGACTTCAAGCATCCGTGCCTTGAATACGCACTCAAACACGAGGAGCTGTTCGGCATCTGGGGAGGAACTACAGAATGGGACCGTGTACGCATGCGTAAGACAAAACGCATTGCATAGCAAAAAGCCCCTGGCAAACTGCCAGGGGCTTTTTGTTATTAGGCTATTAAGCCCAAGGTGTAATCGTGACCGCTGCACCAGCTGCAATTGAGCCTGTGCCAGCCGCAATAGATTGAGATTTGATTGTTCCAGATGTACCAGTGAGACGTGTTCCAGGTGTGATAGAACTTGTGTCTGCAACAGTCCATCCTGAACCTGTAATAACGAGTGTGCTTCCTGAGCCACCAGTTACTGTCCAAGTACCAACAAGTGCTGCTGGGATACCTGTACCCGCTGCAATAGTTACCTTAGTACCAACTGGCCATGTACTTGTTCCGCCAGAAACGTATACAGTTGCTGTGTCAGTTGCTGTTACGTTAATACGAGTTGGCTGTGTAGCTGTGTTTGTAGCTGCAGATGCCGTTGTTTGAATGAGTTCAACATCGGTCATAACGTCTACAGCAGAAGCTGTGGTAAATCCTAGAACGCTAGGTACCCTTACATAAGCAACACCAGAAACATAAGAACCATCGTTTGCAGTGACTTCATCTGTATAACGAACACGACCAGAGATGTTGATGTAGGTCCCAGTTCCTGAAGCAGATACTGTGAATGTGTAGCGGTTTGCTGTTGCTACTGTGAGGCTGTTTCCATCAAGGCCAGTTCCAGTAATGTTTACTGTATCCCCTGCCTTAAGGAAGTTGTTTGGAGCTGTGTAAGTCTGTGTACTTCCATTACCAGTTGCCTGTGTAATGATGTATACAGCTTGATTTCCACGAACGTTTGCTGGATATCCTGAGTAACCTGATTCTGCAAGCTCATGGCTATCTGGCTTAACAGCAAATGTGATTCCATTGTTAAGGGATTTTGTAAGATTGCCGTAAGCTAGGTTGTCTGATGCAACCATAGTAGTTGCAGACCATCCATAGTCTGCATCTTTTCCTGGAACGTTCTGCATTGTTCCACCAGAAGTAATTGTTACTACATCGCTTCCGCGGGCTCCACCAAAGTTACTTGCTGCAACACGGCGGACATCGTTTGGCTGTAGTGGGAAGTTACCCCAGACCTGGTCAACGGCTACGTTGCCCGCTGAGTCTGTAGCATGCCCATCATTGTTTACTGAACCTGAGGTTGCCGCAATTGCTACAGCATATGCTCCTGTAGCCTTTGGGTCACCCTGTGGTGCAGGTGAGATATAACTTGACATATGTTTCCTTTATCTAGATAAGAGTATTAACAATCCCATGCGCGCAAGGATTTATTAATACGGCTGTTTGGGTCTTTAGCGGTTTTAGTAGACGTATTTTGTTTCTTCATGCCTTCCATGCGAGCACAGAAAGACTTGCGACGTGCAGCAGACTTAGGTGATTTCTTTGCCTGCTCTTTTTTAACGGGTGGTTTAAGATTACTACCTGGGTGTGCCTTCTCGTAGGACTTACGTCCTTTTTCATTAAGACCGCCCTTTGGGTTCTTACCCGCTGAGCGCTGCCATGCTTCTGATGTTGCCATTACATACCGCCTAATAAGAAGTTTCCAACAAAACCTGATGAGCTATCTGTTCCGCTAGATGCGGCTGCCCACTTGAGTCCTGTGGTTTGGGCGCTGTCTGCTGTAAGAACATATCCATTAGTTCCAGCTGGAAGGTTAGCCACAGCCCCTGAGCCAGTAGCCGCAATCAAATCACCTTTTGCTGTTACTGTGGATAAAAGAACATATGCGCCGCCAGTTACGTTATTAGCAGTTAAGTTACCGCTTGCGTCAATATAAGCAACGACGGTGCCTGCATTGTTCTGAAGCTCTAATAGGTTTGCAGATTGGCTAGCTGCACCTTTAATCACTAAACCTTTAGTGGTATTTGCGCCAGGTTGGATGACGTTTGCTGTGTCACCAGACTTGCGAATATATTGGGTATGAGTATCTGCAACAACGCCAGTTTCTATGTTGGCAATACGGTCTGAGACAGTTGAGAAAAGGTATGAGGTGCCGTTAAACGAACCGCTAGGTGATGGGGTTGTAGAAAGGCTAGGGAGAACACCAAGTGTGCTCTCAACCGCAACCACTTCATCTTGAATGGTATTTGGGTGACCAGCGTCAATAACTTCAGTTACGTTAACGTGGGTAGGAAAGACCTTAACGGAACTAGGGTAGGAGGCCGCCATATGGGTCCTTTCGATAGGCTATTTAAAGTTTACAGTGAAAACGATTAATTTAAATGCTCTCCGTTAGGTCCTTTTCCAGGCCGTGTGTATTGAGCAACTCTAGGGCGCTCCTGCTTGGTAAGGAATATGCGGCGAATGCCAAAACGAGAGTCTATATATTTTGCTGGTTTTGCAACGCTTTGCTTAAACTCAGACTTTCTTTTCATGGAGTCCAGCGGTTCCATTGCTTTGCGTTAGTGTCTTTGCCTTTAACAGGTGAAGTAACCACGCCAACTCTGGTAAGGCGCTCTCTCCATTGACGCCCCTTTACTGGGGGAGTTATAGCCGACTTTACCTCAGAGGTAATGCCTGGTTGCTTCTTCTTTCTCATTTAGAACGCTTATCAGTTACTTTATATCCAGAAGAACTATCAATCTTTGTTAAATCAACAGGCTCACTTGTAAACTTAAAACTTGGCTTAGGCTCTGAGTAAAGTTTCTTCTCTATCTTTGGCTCTGTCTTCTTTGCAGGAGCTTTTTTAGCAGGAGCTTTAGTTGGCTTTGGTGCAGGCTTTTTAGGCTCTGGCTTAACCTCTGCCGCGGGCTTAGATGTTGTTGGCTTATTAGAGCTTTTCTTTGAAGCAGTCATCTTCTTCTTAGTAAGAAGAGATTTGCCAGTTGTACGGGTGCCCTGCTTGACCATAGCGCCAATAGCATCAGCGGCGTCAAGAGCGGTAGAGTGTCGTGATTTCATCTTCTGATTCTAAGTGTTTTTGTTCGCACATTCGTGCTAAATCAGGTACAACAAACCGCTTGTCGCATAAGGCGCAGGTATAGCGCCTTATGCGTTCAGCATCAGTCATCAATTAATCGAGGTGCTTCATAATCTCTGCCCAAGTAGCTGGGCCAACGATTCCATTAGAATCTAGATGGTCATGGCTGTCTTGGATAGCAATTATCGCTTTCTTTGTAGCTGGGCCGTAATCTCCATCAGCATCTAGGTCAAGGGCCTGCTGGATGAGCTTTACGCCTTCTCCTTTATCTCCAGGCTTAATCTGACCTGGGAACTCTGGTAGTACCTTTGCTACTGGAGTTGATGGGGTTAGAACAGTGCCATCTTTGTAAGCGGGACGACCAAAACCAACGATTGAGCACCAGAGGTGGCGCTTATTATCAACCTTGTAGGCACGGACATTCATAGCGCATTCGCCACCATTATTAGGTGAACCCTTTGGCTTTGAGTCTGGTGTGGTGTTTCCTTCAACAGTTGTTACTGTGCCATCGCCATTGTCCTTAACCACAATACCTACGTGTTGGATTGGTGATGTTGGTAGGGCATGGGGAATAAATGAGAAGTAAACAAGGTCACCTGGCTGTGGGTGAGCATCTGCTGCATCCGCCCAAGTTCCAGCCTTCTTAAATGCTGCCGCACCTGTTGGAGTGTAGACAGTATTAGGAATCTTTACTCCAGCTTTATCGGCGCACCACATCATAAGCGCTCCGCACCATGCTTGGAAGTTAGTTTTTGTAAAGGCGCCGTAAATTGTTTCGTTATCTTTTGGTCCTTCAATAACACCAACTTGTGACCTAGCCACCTCAAGCATACGAGCTGATGTTCCTGGCTTAGCGTTTGTGACTGGTGGTACGGGATTTCCTACGTTTCCTAATGCCATTTTTTACTCCTAGTTGTAGTGTGGGTCGTCTTCTGGTGCTGCTGAGTCTGCTTTAGGTTTTTCTGGTGCAATTGTAATTGCTGTACCTGATTGATTAGCCTCAACCTGAAGGTCAGCTGCTGTCTTAGAATTTACATCAACTGCTGCAAATGCGGAATTAATCTCGTCTAGTGATAGCTTGCCGTCATTCATAAAGCCACGTGCTAGCTTTTCTACTACGGCGGCTACTGCTGTAAGACCAGCAACTGTTACTGCTTTAAGAACCGAAATACCTGCAATAGAACCAGCACCGATTACTCCGAGGCCGCTAGCTGCAAATACAGCTACGATACGAAGCAGGATATTTCCTGTTAGTTTAAATCCACTTTTCATTATTCATCTCCTGGGTTACGAAGTCGGAGTGTGATGCACCATACAACAAAAGATGCAAGTGTTACTTTTCCAATAACGTTTTTTGCGCTACCTGTTAGAACAAGCCACGCAGAGAATAAACCTACAAAGGTCCAAATTTCACTAAAGAAATCTTTAGAAATGTCTTTAAAGAATTGTCGCATTAGCTACCGAATCTCCTTCTCACTGCAGCTATCACGGTTGTGATAACTAATATCTTTTTAGCTTTTTTACGAGTAACTGGGCTCATATCGTTGCCAATGTTTGCCATAGCAACGAATGCATGATTGAGTGCTTGAACGCCTGGTACGGCTGCAATAGCTCCAGTTACTGGAGTTTCAATTACGGGTACGGCAACGTCAGGTGCATTGAATGTTGTTCCGCCTGGTTGCCCGATGAATGTATCTGCAATTGTAATTGCATCAGCAGGTATTGGGAGGCCTGAACCAGGAGGCGGCGCTGGGGGTGTAAGTGTTCCATCCTCATTTACAACTTGAGGTGAGGTTTTAGTACCAAAGAACTGAATACCGCCGTTTTCAACGCCAGGCACGTCTACTTGAATATGCGGAACTAGCGCTTCTTTTGGTGCTTCTTTTGGAACATCTGTTGGAAGCTGGTCTGGGTTGTTAGGGACTAGACCAATTTTGTCATATGCTTTGATTTCAGCTTGTGTAAGGTATTCTTCTGGCGCTACAGCAGGAACCCATGTTTCTGCAGTAGTATCAGCAGTCACTTCTATTACAGCAGGGGGTTCAGGTGCAGGTGCAGGCATTGGTTCAGGCGTTGGAGCAGGCTCAGGAGCGGGTTCTGGAGCTGGCTCAGGAGCAGGTGCGGGTTCTGGGGTTGGTTGCGGCTCTGGTTGCGGCTCAGGGGTTGGAACAGGCTCTACAACAGGCACAGGGTCAGGAGTAGGCTGTGGGTCAGGAATTACCTCAGGAGCAGGTTCTGGAGACGGCTCAGGCTCTAGAGCGGGCGGCTCAGGTGGCATTGGCAAAGGTTCTGGCTCGACAACGGGTGGGACAGGAGCAACAACAGGGTCTGGTCGTGGAGCAGGTTCTGGTTGCGGAGCGGGTGGGGGAGTAGGCGATGGTTCTGGCAACACAGGGGTACTGGTTGGCTCGGGTTCAGGAGTTGGAGACGGAGTTGGAGAAGGCGTTACTTCGGGTGTCGGAGTTGGAGATGGCGCTGGACTATCAGATGGCGAAGGCGATGGGGAAGGAGTAGGTGATGGACTTGGTTGTGGTGTTTGTGTTGGCGTTGGGCTTGGGGATGGTGTTGGGGTACTTGTCGGCGCTACCGAGGGTGAGGCACTTGGAGAAGGAGTTGGTGAATGAGTGGGCTCTGGACTGGCGGAGGGACTCACGGTTGGCGCAGGAGCTATCTCTTCAGCGGTTACAACAGGAGCAACGTACACGCGAGTAAGACCAGCATCTTCAAGGCTTACTACACGTCCATCAGGAAGACGAACTCCTGTTCTTGTTTGTAGCCCTTGTTGGACATCAGATAGATAAGTAATGTTTAATGTGTTATCTGCGTTAATTGCGGCAGTAACAACAATAGTTGACAGCGGCGTATTTGCTACGTTAGCTCCATAAGGACGAACAGCAAGGTCTACTTGAAAACCTGCTTGGCTTGATGTAACAATTAAATGCTCATCTGTAGATTGCCATTGTGCTGGATAACCAGGGGTATTAGCGGTACTAAGGACTACCCAGTCATAAGAGTTTACTGATATAGATGTAGTGCGTGGAAAATCCCAATAGGTATTATCTTGACGCCCAAAAACAATAGTTGAGTTAGTAGTAGCGTATACAGCGTTGTAATCAGTACCCGCAAAATTAATAGTTGTTGGAAGCGCTACTTGATATGAGACATCGTCTCCACCACATGTATTTTGTACAACAACGGGAGTTGATGTGGTGGCAGCACCATCCGCGCCTACTGTTACGCTATCGGTGTTTAAAAAGGTAGAAGCTGTTGCCGCAGTCACTATAGACTGTGCGGTTGTTACACAAGATGCTTGTGCTGATGATGCAAATAGTGATGGAAAGAAAGCGGCAAATGTTGCTACAGATAGTGCTGCGATTAGACGCAGTGCTTTAATCTAGACTCTCCCTAAATTAGTGAACTTAGTGTATCAAATTAAACTCACCGTCAGGGTCGTATACGTGAAGCGCCTTTAATACTAGATTAGTCCCAGCTTCGCGCGCGTGATGGCCGCAGAATAAAAGTTCACCATTAAGAAATGTAGCAACAACCTTTGCTGGAGCGCCACATGTATCGCATCTGTCAACCGCTGTTATTTCTCTTCCCTCAGTGGTCGTCTGCACGGTTCCTCCTTAGAATGGTGGGTTTGGGTTTTGTGGAATAAACGGTTGGTTCTTTGGCCAATTCTCTGACTTCTTATGCTCTTCTTCAGCATGTTTATCAAACTCTGCCCAGTCTTCACTTGTCATCGTTGTAAATGGGTCTGGAAATCCCTGTGAGTCGTTGTGCTTCATGCTACTCCGCTTCCTGCTCCTGTAATACCTGCGCCTGCTGCAGCGCCGTCACCTGATGTCGGCCCAGCTGCACGTACATCATCTTGCCATGTACCTTCATGCATCTCTGACATCGGAGACTCTGCTCCAAAGTTACCTACAATACCGCTGCCGCCAATAGTCATATATGACGGACGAACTGGGTCTGAATATAAACCAAGCCAAGGAAACTGAGGGTGTTGCATATAGTGGCGATGTTTTTTCATACGCGCTTAGCCTTTATACCCTTTTCCCTGTACATCTCAACGTTCTCTGGCTTATCATCATACGCCTTCTTGATTTTAAATTGGCGCGATACCTTATCTAAGATTTTAGCTTTCTCAACATCATCATGAGCTCTTTCACCTCTTGGGCGCATATAAAGCTGTGCATCTTTTAAATGGTGCTCATCTAACCACTCTCTTGCTTCACCACGGTCTTTATCAGACTCACCGCTGATAACAAGGACAGCTTCTTTATCTTTGTCTTTCTTAGCCTTCTTTAGAATATGTTGGAGTGGCTCACCTGACCCTTTACGCAGAGTTTTATTAAGGTCAAATACCACAGCTTTTTTCTTCATTAACGGCGCTTCATTTCCCTTGCGGTAGTGCGACTTGCAGCAGACTTCTTAGCTTTATAAGTTGCCATCTCTGAACCGCTAACTGGACCAAGTTCTTTAGGGCTTAATTCATTAAGGTCAGCTGAGTGACCAAGGTCTGTAAGGTAACGCGCTGTTGTGATTCCTCTTTCATAATCACGTGTATTTTGGGCGGCAGTTCCAATATCACGTCGCTCTGACTCACGTGCAATTCTTTGCTCTACAGCCTTGTTGATAAGGCCTGTGTGCTTGCCTTCATCATTCATTTGACCTTCGCCTTTACGATAAATCATTTCTCATTCTCCTTTTTACCTGCACGGCGCTTGTTTTCTTTAGCTGTGTTTTTACTGCGAGAGATAGCCCGAAGGTTACCTTTAGAGTCGTTATTGTGATTATTGTCTTTATGGTCGACAGTAACGTCTTTAGATTTAATCTTGCCGTTCTTAGACTCGTAATCAGCGCGAGCTTTGTTTTTAGAAGTAGTAACCCACTTACCGCCTACTTTTTTCTTGTAGACGTAGATAGGGCGACCTCCATTTGCTTCGGAACCTTTGTAGGGACCAAACTTTTTAGTCTCAGCCATTTGAGTCAACTGCTTTAAGGTCTGCAGCGTTTACATACTTGTTGTACGCAGCAATCCAATCGGTGGCAATAGCTTTTTGAGCATCTGCAAGTGTGATTTTGCCAGAGCAAATTAAACGCTTAAGGGCAGTTTCAACTACATCCTTCTTATGCGCGTTATCTCCAGAATATGGTTCAGGCCATAAATTCTTAGGGTCTGTGGGAGAACCCCCAAGTTGTAGCGAGATGAGGTGGTCTTCTTCGTAGCTCTTAGGGTCAGCGCCATAGATAGCGATAAAGAACTGGTAGTTACCAGCTAGTTGAGCGGCTTTAAGTTTATTTGTATATGAAACGGGTGGACGAACTGTTGTGGTCCAGTTAGCCTTGCAAATGTTATCTTTAATATTAGCTTGAGTAACTGCAGGGTTTAGCGCTCCAGGAGTGTAGATAGAGTTAGGTTTAATGCTAACTTTTGTATCAACATGTGCAAAAGCAGTAGTGGATGTTAAAAGGGCAATAAATAGACCAACAGTAACTCTTTTAATCATTTCTTCTTCTTCTTTGCAGCGTTCATGTTGTCAACAAGGTTAGGGTATGGACGACCAGCAGCTTTAGCACGTGCTTTTGCTGCAGCTTTTTTAGCTGGTGATAGCTTCTTATCCTTACCTGTTGGGTCTGGGGTTTCCCATACTTTCTTAGCCATTTTTCTTATGCCAATCTCTAGTTGCTTTAACACCTTGCTTAACAGTCTTAGCGCCAGCTTTCTTGGTCAAGTTAATCTTGTCGTACTTGCCCTTGTTACCAGCATGGTCAACGATAACGTCGCCCTTTTTATTCTTTTTAATTGTATGGCCTTCACCAGCCACTTTAATTGTCTTAGCCAAAGTTTTCTCCTACGTTATGAGATGGGGTTACAGGTGCGGTCACATCAGAGATAGTAACGCTCTTAGGCTTACTATCTGAATTGTTGTTGCTATTCATGCCTGCAGCAAAGTTTTGAAGCTTGCTTGCGCCACCTTCAGATAGAGCTGCTCCATCCATTGCTGCTTCTCCAGCCCCTACAGCGGCTGCGCCACCTGCAGCGCCCGCAGTCTCTGCGGCGCCTGCGGCAAATATCTCTGGTAATGCTGCGAAGAATGCCATTGTTACCTCATATCCTGATTACGCTTTTGACGGTTAAGAATATCTGATGCCTGCTCAGATACGTTGTAGCGTCCGTATGAGGCGCGAGGGCCATCATATTGACCTACATGTACAACTCTAAATTCATTGACACGTGAGCGCTTAGGCTTCATCTGTGTACTCTTCTTCTTAGGGTCCAAGTGCTCTCCTAAAGCGCGCTCAGCGCGTGTACGTCCTAGTGCTGGGTCTTTCATGCTGTGTACTCCGAACAAACGCATTCACACTCATCTACAACGCAGATGCCGTAATCCGTTGTGTGCTCACACTTCTTACATACGCGAGCGCGTACTATACCTAGATTTGACATTATTTAGTATCCCTAGGTTGATATTCACCAGCGCCCAACTTCATTCCTGGAAGAGCTTCTTGAAAAGCCCTTACACGAGATGCGGCTTTATCTGCAACGCTGCTAACTACATCAGAGACTTTTTGAGCTTTGCCTTTAGTAATTCCTCGTTCTCTTTCCGCTTTCTTCAGCGTTCTTACAAAGTCTCGTCCGCCACGCGAAAACTCATCAGAGTCTATCCGATTAATTTCGGAAGGATTTATATATCTTTTTTCTCCTACAGCATTTTGTACTATTGAGTGAGCTTCGTTCCAATCAAAATCATTTCCGTTTTCTTCTATTTCAGGACCTGGCGTTAAACCAGCTCTAATTAAACGGTTTACTAAAGGACGACTAAATTGAGAAAGATTGTCAGAGTGTTGAACATTTTGTCCAAAACGTTTATTAGATTCTCTATTTGCAGCTTCTAATAAAGCAGGAACCATATGGTCTATATCCTTAGTGACTGCTATTAATTCTGCTTTAGGGGGTTTGCGTGTATCTTGAAATAACACACCCTGTCTAACAATTTGACGATTACCTTTTGAATCAGTTTCGCGTACATAATCCCCATTATTATCAGATACTGGTGGAAAAGCTTGAGTATCATTTTGAGGTTCGTTGCCTATGCGCTCAGCTCTATCAGCAAGCTGATTATAATCTCTATACTCTCCGCTTCGGTTTACTTTAATTACCCCACCTGATTGAGTACCAATTGCATTCTGCCCAGCGCCGTGAAGGATACTAAAAGAGCTATTACCAGTATTGTGAAGGTATGTTCCTTTTACAAAATCATCGTTATTGCGGGGCACCTAGACCTCCTGATAGAAAGGCAACTCCATCTGCACTGCGTGAGGGCTCTTCAATACATTAAGTATGAACTCTTTACCTTCACGTAGAAGCTCTAGGTCTAGGATACGTGTGTTTTGAACGTTAGGCAGGCTAGACCAGAACTTAATATTTCTGATACTGCTAAACCAATTCTCTCTATTTAATACCGCGCTTGCTGGTAGTTGTCCTAGAAGGTCTGCTAAACGGCGCTGAATGCCGATAGAGTGGCAAGAGACATCATGGGAGCCCTCAGGTAACTCTCCGTATGTATTAAGGCTATGCACAGCTAAGGCGCCCAGAACGTGAGGAACAAAGAAGCGAGACTCTCTTGTTGCGTAGAGCATCATCACGGTGCCCTTCTTACCGCCCTTAGGAGGAATATAAGAGGCCCAGACTCCAGAAGGAGTGCCTAGAAAAGTCTCGCCCGTAGTCAATAGGAAGTGGTGTTCGCCTGCGTACCAGAAGGTCTTAAAGTCTCTCATGAGCTTAGTCTACCGTTGGCGCGGTTAGAAGACAACTCGGTTACCCATCTCGTTCTGATACTGAATATACGCTGTGAATAACATCTTCAGGAGCTCGTCAGCGCTATCTCTATGCTTCTCTAAAAAATGATTTTGCCACTGTTTAAAAGAAAATCTTGTATGAGCACACCCATTGTTGATATCGTCCCAGCAGATTTTGGCAAAGCGGGATGTGGGGGTGGCATCCCCTATCTGTTCGAATAGCCATGTAATAAAGCGCACGAAGGAAGTATGGCGCTTTTAGGGAAAAGTGTAAGGCTAAAGGAGAGGGTTGAGGCAGTACTCGCAGAAGAGGATGTGTTCATCTTCACAGCGGATGTAGACGAGAGCTTCGCCCTCATAGATGATGTCATCGCAGAGTTCGCAGGAGAAGGTCTCTTCCCAGTCGTACCATCCTAGCTCTTCATCTCCAGAGTCATCGATGGTTTCTTCTCTCTGTATTTCGCTTGCTTGGGATGTAAGGTAGATAATTCCCGCGCCGAGAATAAGTAGAGGTATGAGTAGTAGGCTCATCTCCACCATCCTTTCGCGCTGCCGTAGCCGTAGATGCCAAATAGTACACCTAAAGTGTTGATGGTGACAATATATACGAGTAGACCAATAATCATGCTAACTCCTTCTCTATGGCTTGGATAGTTTTGCAAGGATAGAGTTCATTATCGAAGGTGCAAAAATGCGCTATGACAGGTCCTGTTGGATGGGACTTTCTACCCTCAGAGCTATGCAGCTCTACTACTGCGCGGAGAGTTCTGTGAAGGTTAGTTCTGCCTTCCCACTCAATTGCTCTTAATAGTTCTTCGTGTGTCATTGTATTACTTTCTGAATCGGTGTTCCGCACTGGGGGCATCTACTGTGCGCGCTCTTCTTGTCTGAATTTGTCGCGGTTACTTCATACTCCGATGTACTCACCTCATGGCGACACCTAGCACAATAAGCAGTGAATACCTCTGTTAGATGCATATCTTCCCCCAGCAACTCTTACAGTCACAATCGCAATCGCATTGAATTTTACGGCAGGTAGCACATAGCTTACCCCGCTCCACCAAATTCTGCAAGAACTCTTCTCGTGGTTTTCTATTACCAAATTGCTTCTCAATCAGAGCAAGCGCATCATCCACATCCATTACCGCACCATAGCGCTACTGCCTCACCATGTCAAGCAAAAAGGGCTACTGCCTATAGAACTATGTAATAGGTGCGGATGTTTCCTGGCCCCGTTCCTGAGAATTGTCTGAGTTAACCCTGGGGGGTACCTGAGAGCAGGCTGTATAACATATTGTTATCTAATCGTTATCATTTCGTTATATATAGTGGGAATAGCACTAGCGCGCTCTCGGTTATAGTAGTTGAAGGCAACAACGCCTTCATAACGAAAGGTTACGAACATGAAGCAAGCCCTAGCCCTACTCGCAGAAGCGAGCCTAGATACCACTACCACTAATCTAGTGGCGCACATTATCGAGATTGCCTACACAGAAGGCAAGATTTCGGGAATTGAGGAATGTACTAAGACTGTCGTTGAGCAATTTGGATTGAAACCATGAAGCGCGTAATTCTTGCAGGGGTGGCAATAGCCACCCTTGCAGGGCTCGCCCACTTTCATTACACTCACCACACAGTAAAAACTAATTGTCACTACTCAATAGACGCGGACGCCACAATCTGTGACTTCCATTACGAAAGGAATAAATAAATGGCAATACTCACCGACCACATCTTGCCACTCAATTTCGAGCCCGAGATTGGCGACCTATACGAAACCGAGCAATCTAAAGAAGTAGGCTTTGTAGTCGAGAAGGTACGCAATCGCACAGGTAGCGTAAGGTTACGCCTCTTGCAGGATAACCTTGAAACGCGCTGGACTACATGGGTGCCAGCGTGATTACTCCGTTCACTAGGCTTATCGGCGTTGAGGACGCGGAAGGCTCACTAATCTGTATGAAGTGCGCAAAGAAGCTCCCTGATGGGTCTGTACTAACGCCAATACTTCCAGACGCATATCCAGATGGCTTTACTTGTGACGAGTGCTGGAATAGCACAACCTAGCCTTAGCCGCCGCGTTTTCCCTAACCTTTTTCGCGGCGGCTAACTTATCCACAGGCACTTCCCCGCCTGTGGATAACTTGTTTGTGTTGGGCTGTATATGGCAAAGTCGCGAAGCGGTCTTTGCAAAAATATGCCATGCATATTTTTCATATACAGCCCAACACAAACATTTTCAGCTGAGAGGAGAATCCTGAGAGTTTCCTGAGAGATACCTGTATAACGAAATGTTATGGAATCGTTATCTAATCGTTATGTGAGAGTGGAATAGCACTACCGCGTATTAGGTTATATTGGGTGCCTAGCCATAGGGCTAGCAATATCGAAAGGTTAAAAATGTCACTACGCACACCAACGTGGCACACATTAGCGCGGGAGATTTTCCGCCCTAATGAGCATGTCACAACGAGCGAAATGCTCAACCGCGCAGGTCTTGCCAACTGGAATGTCCGCAAGGAGCCTGTAAATTACCCAACTGGCGTCAAGCCTCTCTCTAATGAATATATGGTGCTACGCGATACCCCTAACGGCGTGGAATCTCTCGCAATCGTAGGCGAAAAATACGATGTATACCAAAATGAGGATTTACTCGCTTTCGGCGACAATCTTCTTGACGGCGGAGCCCAATGGGAATCCGCAGGTTTCTTCCGCAAGGGTCGCACAATCTTCGGTGCGCTCACAATCGACCGCGAGTTTACAATCGACCCAACTGGCGCAAATGACACAACTAAGACATATCTCTTAGTTTCATCATCACATGACGGCTCTAGTTCAATCCGCGCATGTGTAACGCCTGTTCGCGTTATCTGCCAAAATACGCTAAGCCTAGCCTTCAAGCGCGCTAAGCAATCATGGTCTGTTCGCCACACTCAAGGCACACAGGGCAGAATCACAGAAGCGCGCGAGGCTCTTGCGCTCACACATGCTTACTTAGATGAATTCGATGCAATCGCACAGGGTCTTTACCAGACACCAATCACAACCGCGCAATTCGACAAGGTATTCGAGACTATCTATCCAAAGCCCGAGGACGATAAGAAGGCTCAACTTACTAAGTGGGAAGCAAAATTCGACCTCACTCGTGGGCTCTATGTCTCATCTCCAACTAACGCCAATATTACTGGCACTAAGTGGGGCGCGCTTAACGCGCTCACCGAAAGAATCGACTGGTACCGCAATGGCGATAACCCTATGACAGAGGGCATGGCAGTTGCCGCTAGTGGATTCGAGACTGGAATCCAGCAAGAAAAGGCGCGGGTTCTAGAAGCCGTAATGGCACTATAACGAAACGTTATAAAGCAGCCCCAGCCGAAAGGCTGGGGCTGTCTTGTTTGTGTTGGGGTTTATATGCGCAGACATGGAAGCCATGTCTGCAAAAAATAACACGTTATTTTTTGCATATAAACCCCAACACAAACATTTATAACATTTCGTTATGAGATTGTTACCGAATCGTTATCAAAAAAGTGAAAGAGAATCCGCAGAGGTGTGGTTCTATTAGATAGTGAGAACGACCCCTCACGGAAAGAGAATATATGTCACACAAGGACATAGACGCGCTGAAGGAGCGTATCCGTACAGCGCGCGCGACAGGTAAAGCACCTACGCGCAAGTACCGCAAGTCAAAACTAAGCCTAGAGCAGAAAGCACAGTTCTGCCAAAGCCTAGTTGAAGCAGATGTGGCTCTTAAGGAAGCCATCATCAACCGCGACGCCATTACATGGCAAGCACACAAGGCAGGGCTACCTATTAGCCTTATGGCTGAATCACTAGGAGTATCCGAAGGCACTCTCTATGAGCGCATTAAGAATCTCCGCAAAACTCTTGGAGTAAAGAAGTAAGACCCGCATTAAGTTTGGGATAGGCTATCCGAGCCAGTACAAGCCGTAATTGCCTATCTCGCAACCGCTACGGGTCAGCAGGTTGCAGGATAGCCCTAGAGCCAAGTCTAGGGCTATCCACCCCACACCCCGACCGAAAGGAAACCCGATGAAAGCAATTAAGATTACGACCACAGGTGAGAAGTCTGTGGTTGAGTTCACCAACGATACCTGTTACGAAGTTCTATCTGAAGCCGTAGGTGGCATGATTGAGTGTGTCTCTCTACACGATAAGCCTAGCCAACCTGATATGTGGCTCAACGAGAACGGAAAGTTTAGCGGGCTAACTCAAAACCCAACCGCAACCGCGCTATGGGTTGATATGTACGATATGTCAGATGTAATCATGGGCGATGTCATTATCACAGGTGGCGCAGATGATGAGGGCTACACACTAGGATTATCCGATGAGCAAGTAGATTACTTCCTCAAATACGATAGCCAAATATGGAATACCAACGCGCCAGGGTTCGTATCCTTTTCATAAGTCAGCAGTAAGCCTAGCGGCTTCCCCCGCTAGGCTTATTGTTTGTGTTGGTTTATTAGCGCAGACATAGCAGCTATGTCTGCAAAATATGACACGTCATATTTTGCTAATAAACCAACACAAACATGGGAGATTCCTGAGAGTTGGCTGAGAATAACGAAATGTTATCTTTTCGTTATCAAATCGTTATAAAAGAGTTGGAATAGAGAGGGGGAGAGTATGGTTAAATCAGGTAGTGGGATAACGACCACCCACAGGAAGCAGTACAAATGTCATACGAACAGACACAGTTGTTCTTTACCGCAGATGATGTGGTAGCACAGACAACTAAGGCAGTAAACGAAGCCTACGCAGATGTAGACCTTCGTATCCAGCGCGCTAAGGACAACCTTAACGCCACACACGCAGAGGGCGTTCTTGGCGCACTCCGCGACCTAGCCGACAACGGCACACTTACCAACGATGAAGCCATCGAGACCTATAACACTATCGCTGACCGCTTAGGTTGGGATAACATTGAAACCCTAATGCGCAAGTTCACAGTTGCCGTTAATTACAAGGGGTACACAGTTGCCGAGTTCGAGGACGTAGAAGCCGAGAACGAGGAACGCGCAGGTGAAATAGTCCTAGAGGACGCTGACATCGAGGCTAGTATTAGCGTGACAATCTCCTACAAGGGCGAGTCAGGTAGTTACGATATTGACATCGACTCTTGGGAGTTAGATGACTCTGACTTCGATACAGATGTGAGCGAGCAATGAGCGACCTCAAGTATCGTTTTAACGAGATTATCGCCACTATTAACCTCTTGCCTGACGCGCAGGATATTGAGGAAGGGGACAACATTGACCCGTTGTTCCCTAACCTTACCCGTGACCTTCACGAACCTGAACTCTATTCGGCAATTATTTGCCAAACACTCAAGGGTGACTTCGAGTTCCGTCAAAAAATGAGCGTAACCCTAGCCAACTCTGCGATTACCAATGTAATACAGAACGATAAGCCTAACGAGGACGATATGTACGCCCTCGCTATCGCTTGCAATATCCTATGGGCTTGCGGTCATGCGGCGGAGTTATTCTCTACTATGGGCGTATTGGGTAGGTTTATCTCCCAATTCGAGATGGAAGCACCTGACCTAGCGACAGCCTTCCTTCGTAGTAACTGCAAGGTGGATAAGTTCTCTAAGTTAGACCCATACAAGATACTTTCAGGTGAATACGACCCACTTGAACTCCTTACTGAATCAGGGGCAGTACCAACCGATTTCCCCTCTAACATATTAGATGTCCTTCGCGGAGTAATTCGCGGGGATAAGGGGGAGTAGGTCGTCTACCCCTAGCGCCCTGTTGAGTTTCTAACCTTTCGGAAACAGGGTAACGATAGCCCTAGTGCCTAGCGCGCTAGGGCTATCACCGTTTCACGTGAAACATTGGGCGCGAAATGTTTGTGTTGACCCACCCACCCATAACCCTATCAGGGGACACCCCTTAAACCCCGTTAACAATAAGCTTAGGCTTATTGTTAATTGGTTAATAGCTAGCTATTAACCAACACAAACTCTGTCAAATCGACACGCCGAGAGATTTATAACGATTTCATAACAATTTTGCGCGAGAGAGGCGAGAGAGCCCGCTAACCTTAGAGAGTGAGAGAGAACACACCTTTCCGCTATTGACTTTCGGCTACTACCTATGGTAGTGGAGAGAGCATGGCGATACAGCCACGTCTAGGGCTATCGGTTGGGGAGAGTTATCGGATAAGAGAGGCAGAGAGAGCAGGAAATCGTTATCAAATCGTTATACTCCACGCGTAGTAGGAAGTTGCCTATACCTATCCCTTCCCCTATCTTTCTCTATGTAAGGCAAACCCATAACCGCGCCAATGGCGCACAGGAAGGCACAATGAATACAACGACCAATGAGCAGGATATGACCTACTCCATGATTACAGTACCCGATATATCTCTATCTCACGGGTATATCAACCGCCACTTCGGACGTAAAACCGAGTGGGAAATCTTTGACCGCGCGCTTGCCGACGGCACTAATATCCTTATCGAAGGTGAAGCAGGTAGCGGTAAGACTATCGCCGTTCAGAGTTATGCTTCGGCTAAGGGTATGCGTTACTTCAATGTATCGAACTCTAATGCTATCGACCCTTCTCAACTATTCGGCGCATGGATTCCACGCGCAGACGGACAGGGTTATCGTTGGCAGGACGGTGCAGTTACCCAAATCGTCCGACATGGTGGCGTATTACTTCTCAATGAGGTGAACTTTCTCCCTACCCGTGTCTCTACCGTCCTATTCTCACTTCTCGATTACCGCCGTGAGATTCAACTATTGGAGAACGGTGGCGAAGTAATCAAGGCGCATAAGGACTTACTAATCGTAGCCGATATGAACTATGGCTATAAAGGCACACAAGAACTCAACCAAGCCTTCAATGACCGCTTCCATATTAAGTTGGAGTTCCCTTACGATAGGGCTATCGAGAACAAGGTAGTCGGTAATAAAGCACTTCTAATCCTAGCCGACCAACTTCGCGAGCAATACGCTAAAGAGGAGTTATCTACCCCTATCTCAACCCGTTCGCTCGTTGCCTTCATAAATAACGCTCGCAACTTCGACGTGGACTTCGCAATTATGTCCTTCGTTAATGGCTTCAACCGTGAGGAGCGCGGTGGGGTACGCCTAGCGTGTGATACACATAAGGACAATATCCTAGAGTCTATGGGATACCGCCAAGCAGATATGAACTACTTCAATGAGGTGCTTCGTGGCTAGGGCTAGATACAACGATGAACTCTCTGCCCTAGAAAGCGGAGACTTACGGTGGGGTGCGACCGACGAGTTCGGTCGCACTAGAGAGAATATTCTCGCCGACTATCAGGATAGGGCTAACCGCCTTAACGCTATCAGCGCGGTATATCAGCGCGCCGATAGAATTATCACGGGCGACTCTGAACTAACCGTATCGGTAGTTAATGACCCGTCTATGGAAACTAATGCTATGAGCAACGGTCGCGAGATTATATTTAACGATAACCTTATTGCAGATGTATCTCAAGATAATATCATGCACCTTCACGGGCTCAACTACCACGAAGTCGCTCACGTTCTATTCTCGCCACGCGCAGGAAGTAACCTTATCCAATATGTCAAGGATAATAAGTACCGTCGCGCAACCTATATCCTAGAGGAAGCGCGCGCGGAAGCGTTACTAGTGGCTAAATATCCCGTGACTCGACTATTCCTAGAGAGCGCGACCACGCAGTACCTACTCGATAATCAAGATACGATTGGCAATTACTTCCATATTATTACGGGTCGCACCTATCTACCTATCGAAGTACGCCAAGCGGTTGCAGATGAGTTTATCGCTACTCATGGCGTAGCCTTAGCGCAAGAACTACACACACTTATCCACGCCTATCGCGTATTGGTATTCCCTGCCGACTTCGATAAGGCTAAGGTGCTTATCGCTCGCATGGCAGAGATTGTCGGCTTAGATGAGCAACAGGGTGAGATTCACCTACCCCCACATGGCGGTTGCGAGTTCCCTGTAAAGGGTCGTCCTGCAAAGAACGCAGAGCAAGAACGCTTACAAGAACGCAACGCTCGCATGAACAAGGATAACCCTATCGAAACTATCGGTAATAATCCTAATGTCGGCGTGGGTGGAGACGGCACTTACGAAGGCGCGGACGTAGAGTTCGACGATAAAGATAAGGCTATCTCTAAGTTACTCAATAACCGCATGAAGGCTATCAAGGAAAACGAAACTATCAAGCGCGAAGTCAATGAAACGCGTAAGGCTATCCTTAATAGCGACGAAGTACGCGGTGCGGTTAAGCAGGTATCATGTTCAGAGATGAGCGTATCAGAGTCAGCGCGCTCGATTGCCCGTCGCTTCGGTCAAGAATTAGAGCGTATCGTTCGCAACGGCGACCCTAAGTGGGATAAGTTTAACGCGCGCGGTAAGTTAAATATCACCCGTACCATGAGCCCTAACGTGAACTCTATCCGTACCATGTTCGACCAATGGGATACGGGTAACCCTAATACAGATATTGAAGCGGTAATCTTAACCGACCACAGTAGCAGTATGGGTGGGCTCATGCGCTCGGTCATGGAGAACGCGTGGATTATCAAGCGCGGTATCGAAGGTATCAACGGCAACGTGACTACTATATCTTTCAACCATGAGAGTAGCCTTATCTATGACAAGAAGGACAAGGCTAAGCCTAGTACCTATCGTTATCTCCACGCTTCGGGTAGCACTAATCCTATTCGTGGCTTAATTGAAGCAGAGCGTATTCTCACTATGAGCAAGCGTTCGATAAAGTTAGCCTTCATAGTTACCGACGGCGAGTGGGATATGGACGATGATTGCAACGCGATTATTAAATCCTTAAACGATAAGGGCTTCATCACTTGCGTAGTATTCTTAGGTGGATATAAGTATTACCAAGAATTATTAGAGCAGAGCCGTCTCGGAGATGATTATGGCGAGTCTGCGCGAAGCACTATCAAGCGTATAAATCATGGCGCGAGTATCTTTCACGCGGTTGCCGAGCCAAAGGACGTTCTTGAAGTGGCGCAGAGCCTAGTCAAATCCACGCTCAACACAAACAGGGTCGCATGATTACCGCGATAGGGCTAGGCGTACTAGCCCTATACACGGTAGCCGTAACGCTTGCTATTATCCATAACTCAAATAAGGTTAGCGGATATACCTACAACAGTAAGGAGTTCTAATGGACAAGGATACGATTACCTTCGACGAGTCTCCCGTAGATTACGCGAAACTTATGAAGGACGTATTACTTCGATTACAGGACGGAATAAATAGCGCGGATACCGCGTTAGATATACCGAACTTAAACAATTTAATAACGACCGCGCTCGATTATATGTTCTACCTAGAGGACAACAGAAGGGTAATCCTATGACCGACACGTTCAGAATTACTGCCGAAGTGGACGAACAATGGTTCGACATATTAGGACAGATAACTAGACATCAGGACGGCTTCGTATGGTGCGACGTCGAACAATTAGACAATAAAGGAAAACACAAATGGGATTAGATATGTACCTATATGCAGAGAAGCACATAAGCGCGTATGACTTCGAGAGCGTTAATGGCGAAATGACTCGCAAAGATAATCTTGAATACGATAATGTTATCGAAGCGTCGGGTCTAAACTCGATACCGACCGCAGAATACGGTAGCGTTAGAGTTACTAAGTGCGTAGCGTATTGGCGTAAGGCTAACGCTATTCACGGTTGGATAGTTCGCAACTGCGCCAACGGCGTAGATGAGTGCCAGCGTATCTCAATGAGCAGAGACGACCTTATCGCGTTGCGTAACGCGTGTGTCGTAGGCTTACAGGATAGGCATAAGGCAGTACCTACTCAAGATTCAGAAGTTTATACAATAGATTCGGGTTCAGAGAACAGTACGGTCAAATCTATTATGGAAGCGTTTGCCAAAGAGACAGCGCGTTCGAGTAGGGTTATCCTTGATGAAGGCGATGACCCTATCCCACCCGTATCAGGATTCTTTTTCGGTAGTACCGATAAGGACGAGTATTACTATCGTGAACTTGCAGAGACAGCAGAGACGATTAACTCAATACTTGCGAGTGATATTGAGGGAGAGTACGATTACCACTACCAAGCGAGTTGGTAAATAAAACTACATAGAGGATTCCCCGTTAGGATTGGTCAAGAGCCCCACATGGCGAACGTGAGCCCCAATGAGATAGGCATGGGCTATCTTTAATAAGGCAATAGGCAATTAGCAAAAGTGTTCCAATGAGTTTATGTAATAGATTCGAGTGAACTATGGTGTCGCAGTACCTAACGGGGTGCAAAGTTACTTAATAGGATTGGTCTAGCCTATGAAACAGGGTCTTACTCCATAACAACGCGACGGATTACGGTGAAAACTATGATAGCCGTAACCAGCAGTATAGTTTCGCCAGCATAGTATCGAGTAAATGATAGACACGAAAGCGCAGTACCTATTGAGTTACAGAATAACCCTAGCGCGATTACGCGAATTGACTTGCAACGTACCGTTCGACACACTAAGGACGTAGTACGCGCTAGGGTTATCTAACAAAGGATAAGGAAAGATGTTTAAGAAGTCAGCAGAGGAACTACGCCGTTTATTAGAGTTACGCCGTAGTAATTCCGCTACCCCCATAAAGAATAAGAAGCGATACACTAGGAAACGGAAGCATAAGAAAGATGAGATGTAATGAGTGCGCCGAGTGTAACTCGACCAATATCGAAGGAGAAGTATGAACGACAACGATAAGGTTACTGCGCAGAAGGATTACGCTTGCGTACTAGGTATAAGGCTAGAAGAACTAATCAAACTTAACAAAGATATAAATGTAGATATAGAATATATAACTGTACTTCAAGCCCTATCCGATTCAGGATTGCGCCTTACCTATGTGGGGAGCAAGAGAGACATAGCAGGGGTAGCCCTAGTGGACGCTATCTGCAACGATTATGAAGTGCCTACACGCAAACCGCACCAAACGAATATCTTTACCATGTGGATAGGTAAGATGTTATCCGTTAATGAGGATACCGCGCTGGAGATTCATAACTTCATAGATGAGCATAACCTTATCAACTGGGGAGAGATGAACTCTATCGAGTGGACAGAGGAAATGGATATAAAGTTTAATATCGCAGTTGATATTGCCTTCAACAGTATGAGAGAGAGATAAGATGAGTGATTTATATACAATAAACGAACTTATTGACGTAATCTATGAGGATAATTTAGAACACTTTAATTCTTTCAACGACCATAAAGAGAGCGATTGTGATTGCGCTATACACACAACGCTTGGGGTCATAGTGCAATACCTAGAGGCGTAACGTGCAGACCTTCCTTCCCTATCCTAGTTTCAGAGAGACGGCGCAAGTGCTGGACTATAAGAGACTAGGTAAACAGAGAGTCGAAGCGTGGCAAGTATTAAGAGCCCTGCGTGGAGAGACAAAGGGCTGGCGTAACCACCCTGCCGTACTCATGTGGGCGGGCTATGAGAGCGCGCTTAAAGAGTATGGGAGAGAGATGTGCATAGAGTGGAGCGCGCGTGGCTACACGGATAATATGCTAGAGAGATTTAACTATGATGGTAGAGTAATCCTACCGTCATGGTTAGGAGAGAGACGGCTTCACCTATCTCACCAAAGCAACTTAATAAGAAAGAACCCTGAATACTACTCAGACAAGTTCCCAAACGTATTGCCTGATATGCCGTACTATTGGGTCACAAAGGAGAATAACAATGGCTAGAAAAGTAACTGCTATATTCGAGGCAACACTAAAAAAGAACCCTGAAAAGGGTGGCGCATGGTTAGCAAGCGTTAGCGTAAGAGATGAAGGAATTGACGAAGGCTATGTTGTAGAAAAAACAGCGTGGTCTAACGCTAGTGCTGGCAAGCGTTGGGTTAAAGAGAGAGTCCAAGCCATGACAACTAGAAAGAGTTGCAAGATGATTGCTGGCGCAGACCTTGATGTTAAAGGCAAGCCTATGTCTTGGTCAGGTACAGTATCCTTCAAGAGAGAGGCATAAGAGAGTGGCTGATGAAGTAACCCCTGATATTGAAGAGATTGAACTTGAAGATGAAGATGACCTTGAAGAGTGGGAAGATGACCAATGCTTCGATTGCGGAGAGTGTGGAGATGATTGCCTCTGTGATGATGAAGAAGAGGACGACGAAGAAGAGATTTAATCCCTATAGTATTGGGCGTTAAAGCACACCCTTTCCATGCTAAGGGCGGTCAAGACCTTTCACTTTCTTTTATTGGTTTTAGGAAGAGAGAGATAGCCGTACCTGCGTTTAATACTAAGAAGCCCCTGTGCAACACTCACACAGGGGCTTCATTATTTAATCGTTATGGCTTAGGTACTTCACAGAAGTCGGTAGAGCAATACTTTTCACCAATAGCGTCAGCCGCCATGCCTGCATATACGTCAGTAAAGTCAATCGGCAAGAGTTTTAATGTATTCGCTTCGTATTCTTCTTTAGTTATCTGTGTGTATGGCATTTGCGGGTAGGTCTCGTTCCCCATAGGTAAGAAGGAAACGGTTTTGAGCTGCCCGTCAAACATATGTAATACTGTACCAACATCTTTCTTTTCGTTGGGCTGGAAAGAGACCGTTACAGATACAGAGTTATCAGACCAATGGCGTTGCGCCATAGAGGCAAGAGAGGTCTTTTCATAGATAGAGACATCTTTCTCGCTTCGAAGAGCCTGAGATTGAATAGGAAAGTACACTACCGAAGTAGTCTTAGGTGATTCAGAAGCGGGTTCAACTTTATATCCTGCAAACTGAAAGAGAGGCAACATAGGGTCATCGTTTGCAAAGCGGATAGTACGAAGGAAGTATTGTCCACCAGGAGTCCAATGCACACCAGGAGATTCTCCCGCCAAGATAGAGACCGTGCCACTAGGCTTAACGGTTGTAGTCTTGATTGACTCACGGATACCAAGCCACTCTGAATACGATTTGTCATATGCCTGTACAACTTCGTAGCCAGAGTCCATCCACTCACGAAGAGTTGGAAGTCCTACGCGGTCTGCAAAGTTAGCAATACCAGAGATAGATGTACCGATACGACGGTTGCGTTGCATGATTGCATTTGTTTCTTCCCAGTGGGTAGGCAAGAGAGTTACCGTCTTGGCATAGAGATACGCAAACTTTAATGTGCGCTTGAAGTCATCAAGAGAATCGTGGCGGTTGATGTAAGTCTCCACCAATGTACAGCACTCAAAGGATTCAAGAGATTGTTCTGCGCATGGGTTGTACCCAGCAGCGCGCCAATCCTTGTTGTTAGGTGGGTCAATGAGACGACCATACTTACGAGTCACGTCCATCCAAATAACCCCAGGCTCACCGTTGAGAGCGATGCCATCAATGATGTGGCTCATGTCGTCTCCAACACAAACTTCGACCGAGTTGTTTGACATCCAAGCCCAACCAGGGTTCTTAGGGTCATACGAGTTACGCTCTGGGTATACCTCTGGGTTCTTTAGATTGAGAAAGTCCTTGTCATCCAAACGACCCATTAAAAGTTCAGCAGAACGGCGCACGTTTCCACTAACCACACACACGCCGATGAGATTACCAATATCAGCAATATCCTTGCGAGTAAGCTTTTCACCTGAACGCTCCTTAAAAAGAGTTCGAATGTAGTTGTGTAGTTTTTCTAGCGGTTCGTGCCCCGCTGCGGTTCCGCCAAAGGTTTTAATCGGAGTTCCTGCTGGTCTAATGAGCCCGTAGTCGAAAGTAGGCGACTTCGAATCTGGCTTAAGGTAACTATTGATGAGGGCAGAGGTACTTTCAACCCATCCTTCTCGGGTATCTGGGATGACATATGTATCTCCTTGTTGCGGTGCATAAATAGTAAAGTCTTTATCCGCGCCTTTGTCGTCAAAACCTACGCCTACGCCAAGCATCGACGCTTCCATTAGGAAAGCAAAAGGTTTAGCGGGGTTAAGCTTAGTCATTGACTCGGTTGAGACAAAAGAGCAATTCTGTAGGGCGGCTGAGTTGCGTTGTTCATTAACGAGAGGCGTACCCATAACCCAAAGCCCACGTCCAGGCGGAGTCCACTTTAGATTAAAGAGGCGGTCAAAAGCTTCTTTAGCAGAAGCCTGTGCCTTAGCGTCATTCCATGGTAGGCGGTTAGTCTTAGCGTGGTCTTTCTGCAAAGAGTACATACCGTTGATTACGCGCTCGCATACCTCAACCCAAGTCTCCTTAGTCCCATCTTCTTTCTTACGGGAGTAGGTTCGTAGGAAGGTAATCTCTCCTACCGAGTTACCGCCAGCGTCTTTATAACCCCACGGCACTCTCTTAGTTTTGTAGCCAGAAACGAAATCGTCCGCCAGATGGAAGGACAAAGCCATACTTACCCCGTTCTATTAAGTTGAGTTTTTAAGTTTAGATATAAAGTTGTGTCAGTTCAGCGGGAAGGTAATTCCCGCCTGTGCTAGTCGTTTTTTATATGATAAAAGGACAGGCTATTCTTCTGTTAAATCCTTAATAATCTTCGTTGTTTGCTCCTCATCAAGCCCCTCATTTGGAAGTTCTTTGAGGACGTTTGCCTTGTCTCCGAAGATGGATGATAGTACCCCAGCCGAGCCTTGGCGCTCGACAGTCATGCGGATAAACTCACGTGAGTCATCTAACTCTTTTGTTGTTTTAACCAATTTAAATAGGCGGTCAATCTCTTGAGAAACATTAGGGTCAGCGTATCCACCGTTCAATTCTTCGCTAAAACGCATAAAAGCAACGCGTTGTCCCTGCATTTCTATAATTGCATTGAGTAGGGCGCGTAGTTGTTCTTTGGTCTTAACCTCGACAGGTAACTTAAAAGCGCAGGTGTTTGCGGGCTTAAAAGCAGGACAGTTAGCGGCTACAAAGCAGGTATCGCACATACGCAAAGACACATGTTGCGAGCTTACGGTGGTCACATCTTTGATGGTTCCATCGTCTTCTACCTCGGTTGTTGTATTGAATCCAAAGACAGGTAAATTACCCATTTCAGCAGGATTTCGAGGCTCAAGTTTCCGCACCTCACCTACCTTCTTATCAATATCAGAGGGGGTGCTTTCCCCACTTCGCTCCACTTCACTCCACTCGCTCTTATCAGATAAGAAGTCTTCATTACTCACGCCGTTTAACCTCGCTTCATACTGTTGGTAAGACCAGACCGCCAGACGGCAGACTTCCTTATCGTCATCTTCCAGAATCCTATCTGCATTTATACCAGCTTTCAGATACACGTTGCGGTATCGAGAACGGGCTTGGTCTTTCATCCGCTTGGGATAGCGAACCAACTTCATACCGTCCCAGACAATAGTTTCACCATTCATCATAGGGCTAAGCCATGACATAGTGCTGGCGGTCTCAGCAGGGACAGACCTAAGGTTGTCGGGCTTGGCTGAGCCTAGGATATGAAACCTAGTGCCCTTACGCGCCAACGTGCGGGCTACCGTGGCTAGTTGAGTCTCAGCCTCTAAAGCGTCTCCAGGAACGGCAATGTCCAGATAATACTCAGCCATCTTGTTCAGTTCTGCAAACCCTGTGGACGGCTCCCAGATAGGCTGAAACTTAATAGGCGGAACCTGTGACCAGCAGGTAGAACGCTGTTGCTCTACAAATGACTGTGGAACCCAGTCAGCGTTAATCTCATTGAAGGTGGTTATGCGCTCGATATTGTTGGCGATGAACTCTTCGTACTCAGCTTGAAAAGCGTCTAACTCCTCTGGGCTAAGCCTATTGTCTTTAGGTATTCCAGGGTGCACATAGATGTAGAAGTCATCCTTAAAGTAGTTCTTCAGCAGGTAATGGCTCTTCTTAGGTAGCCCCCGTTGAACTAAGCGCCAGTAACTTACCCCCACATGGTTAGCGGTGGTTGTTTCAAGAAGGGTGCGATTGCTAGGGACATCTGCCCCCAAATAGATAAGTCTCATAGTTCTTGAACTCGATGGTCTTCAACGTAGGACTCTTGTTGCTTAATCAATTGCTCAGTCATCTCAGCCCACGGTTTAACTCCTTGACGGCTATCAGGTCTGAACTTCTCGCTAATGTAGGTAGGGTGTAGGAATAACATCGTGGTCATCCCCGCCTCAAGTAAACGGGCGGCTAACTCTGTGTCCCCTGTGATAACTAAATCAATAGGCCAGTTAGCGCGGCAATGCTGGACTTGGCGAAACTCCATACTCTCTTCAAGAAAAGGAACATCAGGGCCGATTAGGTCATCAACTAAATTAATCTTGTTTTCGCGCAACCAACGCTCATCTTTACTTTTATGCGAGCAAAGAAGAAGTACGCGTTCTTTTTCTTTTAGGGTTCTATATAACGCGATGCCCTGCTTGACGGGCGTACCTGTATGACTGCGCAATACATGGTCGACAAAGATAAGTGTTGCCACGAATAGAGTTCTCCTGTTATTAAATTAACGACGTGCGCCAAGTGCTCTGCGCACTAGCGTACTAGCATCTGGAAGTGACATCCCATAGGTTGACTCTTCAAATGCTTTGCGTCCCTTAACGGATATATCCTTTAATTTACGCAATGCCTGAACAGTACCAGCTTGTTTGCCAGCCTGCCAGCGATAGTTATAGATGTCGGAATATCCTTGTCCTGAGGGACTAAAAGCATAAGTACGACCCTTGTGAATATCATCAAATAAAGCAGCACCTTGTTCTACCGCAAGTTTTAACGCAGCCTCTGAGTTGCGTCGTGCAGAATCGGTAGTTGCTTGACTAATACCGTCAAGGGCTACTGAGTAACGAGATAGAATCTCGGTAGTCATAGATGTATCTTTTGTTACCTTTTGCTCCCACGCTTTATTACGGGGTGGCGCTTTGACCTCAGGTTGAACTGTCCAGTCATCGTGGGTTAATGAATAAGCTGCGTATGGTTTGATAGAACGGATGTCTGATTTAACATTGACGTAAAAGGTCAACTCAAACGTGCCCATAAAGTCTTTGGTCAACGGATGTAAATCTTGTCTAAAGTCCTCGTTGAACATAGCGGCAATCTGAGCATCGCTCAAAGATTTAAACTCTGGGTTGGTCTGCCTGAACTGTAGGTAGTTGACCCCGATAAGGCAATCTAAATCGGCAGGTTTACGAGCGGCGCTCCATTGATAACTTACGGCTGACCCAGCCAACCAAACGGTGATAAACGCTTCTGGGTTGTAATAGTGAAACTTTAAGTGCTCAATTAAAATGCGTAAAACTGATGAGCGAACAGATGGCACAAGCTTATTGTTGATAAATAGTCTTGGGTCTAACCCTGCCCCTGGGGTACTAAAATACGAAGTTTCAGATGGCTCTACTGATACGGGCTCGGCTTGTGCAGCGAGCGTTGAGTAGATGTCCATCTAAGTATTATAGTTCTTTCTCGTGGCGTTCCTTGGGCATAACGTCGTAGCGAACAGTGTTTTCCTTTGCATTGGGCTCTTTAAATTGACTCATATACCCACACGCTTGATGCGCGCTGATAAATGAATTAGCCCATAGCATGATAAGCGTATCGTTTTCATAGGCATCCGCCTCTAACGATGCGCCGCAACTACAAGTCATTCCGAGAAACATTGTTCCCCCTTAGATAGCCTGTAAATACAGTATACAACGGCTTTAGAAAGCCTACTTATCTAAGCCCATCCTCTTAAATGCTTTCTTCTGCACAAGGGACTTGTAAGGGCAGTAATCGCATAGATATACCTTTGGCCCTGTGCTTTCCTTTTCCATACCCAACTGCATACGCTCTACAGATGTGCCTGGTTTTAGGCGTTTCTTATCAGACTTATAATCACCGCAGTCTTCTGTCTGGTTATGTTCTTTCATCCAGCAATTCATAGCGTCTGCTTGAAAGTTATTCTTGGTGTCGTAGAAGTGTGTGCCAAATACATCAAGGCCTTGGGCGCCCTCATTGAACTGTGCAATGATGCTTTCTTTTACTTTAGGAATAATCCAAAAACGGGTTGGAAATCGGACGGTTACGAAATCGTCTCGTTTACACCCTTTATTAACATGCTGGTCTGTAAAGAACTTCAGCGAAAGGTCAAACTCTTGGGTATTCTCTCCGCCCTCAGGCCCCTCATAATCTGGGACTTCTTCAATAGAACGGCACTTGATGCACTTAAGAACGCGCATATGCGGTTCTTTAGGGTCTATTGCGGCTTTTTTAAACTGGGCTAAGTCGTATACCATGTCGTAATCCTAACATAAGAAGGCTACTGTCATTGACGACAGGCTTAACCTTCAGTTTTTTAATGGGGCTATTACTTAAGAAATTCCCATTGACCGCCAGCATGACCCATTGAGCCAACTTTGCCAGCGTGTAGTGCATCTTTAAACTTCTCTACTGATTCAGGATTACTTGCTTTAAATGTCTCTAATTTTCCGCCAGCCATACCAATTTCTTTTGGCTTCTTAGGTGCGGCTGTTTTCTTTGGCGCTGCTGCTTTAGGAGCTGCTTCTTTAGGCGCTGCTGCTTTCTTTGTAGCCATTACTTCTCCGTCCAGCTTTCTGGTATTCGTCCTTCTGTTGCAAATAACGACTCATCATTAGCGGCTTTATCAGCCTTGCTCTCTTCATGGTCGTACTTCTTAGGATGCATGAGCTCGTCGGCATACTTGCCTAATAGCTTTTCGTAATTAGCCTGACGGCTTGCATCACCGCTTCTATCTGGCGCGCTCATTAGTTGCTCTTAATCTTTACAGTTTTCTTTGGAGTACCTGCGTTACGCCCCTCAACAACTGAAGCACTGTACTTTGCAGCGTCACCTGACTTACGTAAGTTTGTTACATCTGTACTAATCTTGTTATAGGACTCTGCGCTATGAGCAAGTCCTAGTCTATCTTTTGAGCGGTCAATAACGCGCACACCATTACCTGCTTTACTAACACCAGACCCTGGAAGCAACGCGGCACTTACATTATCTGGAATCTGCTGTTGCATAAAGGAAACACCACCGAGGCTGTTTGGTAGGTCAACCTTACGTGCTGGGTTATTGGCGCGGTCTTCAACCATTAGTTACCTGCTGGGTTAACCTTAGCGGTTTCTTCTGAGTTAATGAAACCGTAGTTCATGTATGGGTGCAGGTCTGCACGGTTCTTAACCATTAGTTCGTCACCCATTGCTGGTGCAACTGTAGTATTAGGACGACGCTTGCGGTACTTACCGTCTGTTGCGCCCTCTACCATAGCCACGTTCTGTGACATAGACTTACGAACGGTCATGCCATTCGTCCTTTCACTCGTGAATGCATCTTCCTGCGACGGCAAGAAGGACACAATTCTTGATTCATCAACGATTGTACAGGGTCGATTTGCATGCCGCATGCTTTGCAGGAGCCTGTACCGTTATATGTGGTGCGCTTTAGCTCGCGCTGGGTCTCTAAGCTGACGTCTTCTGCTCCAGCCATGCCTTCGCCAGTTGAGTCTGTGTATAGTCCTGGGTCTTTGCTCACTTGTCTCTTTCCATATCCGCACGAGCAAAAGAATCCTCTATAAGGTCTTCTTCTTTTCTTTTATTGACTATTGACTGACCACTTTTAATGAGATTATTAAAAGCAGCCATAGTCCCTTCAAATCCTGGAATATCTTTACCTTCATTAAAATCTGAGTTATTGCGTCCCATTATATTGTTGGTCCTAACGAGTTAGTGCTGGTTGACTCTGTTGCATTTGGAGTCTGGCTGTAGTCAGACTCTACACGCTGGGTGGTAGGCACCTGACGTGGTAAATCTACAATATCTTCAATGCCAATTTCATGCTCGGTATACCCGTAGCGGGCGGGGAATAATTTAATCTGTGGTAGTGGTGGGCGGACATACTCTTGGATTTCCGCGGCAGACATCGACCATGCGGCTAGGGATTGGCTAATCAAACGCTCTTGGTTAGATTGAAAAGGACCAATGTACTCCTGTGGAGGCATCGCTGCCTCTGTAGGGGCAACCCACGGGCGGCGATTGTAAACGCCATCTGCAAACTTACCTGCCATATTAAGCCTTCATCTCTCTTGGGGGATTATAGGTTCTGGTGCGGGTTCTAGCTCGTGTGCTAGTGCTGGTGCTTTTTACACGAACCGTCTTTCCCTTTTTAACTGGCACTTCTTCTTCTATATTTTTATTTAAGTTATCTGGAGAAAGGACTCTGTTCTTTTTTAATACATTTGTATCGGACTCTACTGAGCTTAAAGGTATCTCGGCATTATGTATAACAATTCTATCTTTTGGGTGTGTCCCCATCCCATGATTCTCTTGCCAAGCATGGGAGCCCATCTCTTCTGCAACTTTTTTATTAGCAGACCAATGAACCCCAACCCCAGAGTTAGAAGAATGGTAATCTCCTGGAACAAAAACGCCTCTATAAGCAGGGAAAGACAACTCTGGCTGCCTAGCTGTGTCGTAAGCCCTATCCTCTGCCATGTTAGTTCTTCTTGTTTGCTGGGTTGGACTGTCTGATTGCTTTAAATATTGGTCCTAAATCTCTTGCTGTACCTTTACCTGAAAAACGAACTGGGCTACTCATGCTCACAGGCTGTGCGCCTTGTACATGTAGAACGCTGGTGTCTTGACCAACGTTAACTTCAGCTGAACCATGTGTCATCTTCATATCGTTCTTACGAGTGGTTGAATGCATAGGTGTTTTTGAAGGAACTGGTAGCTGGTCTTCGCTTTTGTTCATGTTACTTCCAAGGGGTACGGAGTCGTGACATCTGGTCTACGCGATGCTTATCTAATGACATAGGCGATGTGCTTCGCATGTTTGCTTTGCCATCATTAGGCAGGTGAGGGGCTGGAGCTGCCATTGCGTTCTCTACATTGCGCTGACTGCGGTAGACGTTACCATCTTTAACCGCTCTCATCTGACGCGCAATACCACGCATTGGGTCTAGTCCTTCTGGGTAATAATAATCTTGTACATCAATACGCTCACCGCGGTGAACACCACGTTGATAAGAACGCTGACCTACACGTACCTTTAACGCATTTAATACTGTATCTGATGCGCTTGATGCTCGTCCTTTATCATCACGACGGGAACGAATAGTGCCTAAATAGCCATCTGGATACTCTGCTTGCGGAGCACGACCTACACCAAGACGAAGGAAATCAAGCTCGCTACGGGCAACAGGAACACCGCCACCGCCATAGACAGTGTTGGTTCCATACATACCACCAGCGCCCAGGTTCTGGACGTTTTGATGCGGTGAAGGATTAGCCATACCTCAAGGATACGCCTAATTAATCAGCTTTGAACTCTATACCTTCGTAGATAGCCCAACCATCCATGATATGAATAGGTTGTAAGGTGAAATGGTCATTTGGTTTGACCCAACCAATCATAATTCCCTGTTGCCAATCTTCCCAATGCTTTACTGGGCGTCCATTGTCATTTAATCCTGAACCATAAGAAGGCACAGCGCCATCGATACGGCATAGACATCCTGGGCTTGCCGACACTGAACGGATTGGGCCATCCCCATCAGAGACAGTCTTGTACTGAACCTCTTGTCGGTGTGCGTGTCCAAATACTGTTGAAATGTGTGGGTTTTTATTTACATATGAGGATGCTGTAGAACCATTGCTGCGCACAGTTGTTCCGTGGATAGCCTTGAGGGTCTTAGTAATCCAATACTCACCTGCTGGATATGCGCCTACGTAATCAACCTTAAGGTCATCAAGCCGAAGAAGGTACGGCAAAGACATTACTGGCCAATCTTCTGGTGTTGCGTTCGCGCGCTTAATGCCTTTGCTAGCCATGGCGTTTGCAATCACATAACGTTGCATTCTGCAGTCATGGTTACCTTCCAACAAAACAATCTTAGCATCGGGACACGTTGCTCTTTGTTTTGCAAGAAGGTTGTGACCATAGTCCAACGCAGGTTGAACAGTGTGAGCAAACATTTCTTCTTGTGCGTATTTACCCATCGTAGGAAGGTCAAGGTAATCACCTAAATGAATAATCTCATCAACGCCGTACTTCTCTTGCAGATAAGCAAGAATCTGGAAGTGAACATCAATTGCTTTATCATCGTGGAAGGGGTCAAGGGTTCCGTCTTCATATTTGCGGTAACCTATCTGTGGGTCTGGCACAAAGACAACTAACTTGCAATTATGTTCTACTTTTTTGCTAACATCATAAACTGCTGGGTTAATAACTGTGGGGGTTGCTTGTTGGATAGGTGGCCATAACCACTCACCGCCCGCTGGCGCAACTGTGGCGTTATTTAATATGTCTAGCAGACTCATTTCTGACATGTGCAATATCCTCTAAGGTGTGAACGGAAGGCCGTTAATTTGAATGGTAGGTGTGCTTGGCTGCATAAATCTTTAAACAATACAGCGATATGTATCTCTTGACTATTCTTTCTGATGTTCTCAAATGCTTGTTGTTCTTCAGTTTTTAAGCCGTCAATCCATTTAGCTACAACGCAACCCGCTGGCTCAGCGTTGAGATGTTTTTCTAGTATCTCTAACATGACTCCCCTTGTTTTCATCAAGTTGCGTCAAGCGTATCACACAAAGTAGACAAATAAAACAAATAACCCCGCCATTTCTGACGGGGTTAAATGTCGTGTCGTAACTACTTAATCTTGATTACCTTTGGCTTATCTTCCTCAGGCATGTTGCGTTCAATGTTGATGGTCAGTAGGCCATCACGCAGGGTTGCGCTTGCTACTTCCATATACTCACCTAAGATAAACTTCTGGCGCCACTGGCGCTGAGCAATACCTTGGTGAATAACCACATTGTCTACCTTCTCATCTTGGTCTTTGCTAGCCACGATAAGCTGGTCGCGCTCAACAGTGATAGCGATGTCATCTTTAGTATAACCAGCTACAGCTAGCTCTACCTTGTATGAGTCGTCATCTAACTTGATGAGGTTATAGGGCGGGAACGACACAGGCTTGAGCTGTGTGAGGGCGTTCCAACGTGAGATTTGGTCCGAGAACCCTAGGAAAAACATGTCGTTGAATAAAGACTGTAGGGTTACGGGCTTTGGAAGAACGGTCCTATCATATTTTGAAGGCCAGTCAGCTGGTTCTTTTTGTGCAGGGAATGTATGCATAGTTCTCTCCTTTAGACGAACTAGGTTGTATGCGAGCCCATTCGGCACTCGCGGATAAGATTATAGCAAAGACTTATATAGCCGTCTAGTCTTTAAACTGTTCTTCAATAAGGAAAGGCGGGGCTGTATATGCGCTGACTTTGGAGGCAATCTCCAACGCTTCAATAGGGGTAGCGCCAGCATGCAAGGCGCCTATAGCGTACGGCCCACCTGAGCCTATGCCGTAGATGCCGTCGGACTTTCTACATACAGATAGGTCTTGGTCTACCTCAAATAACTCACCCGCTACAGAAACAAGAAATGTAAATCTTTGCTCCGTGTCTCCAGGAGAACGGTCTTCATCAAAGTTATACCCGTTTTCTTTTAAACAAGCTCGCATTGATGGCGTTACTTTTGATATCATAAAATGGTAAAGGTCTTGTTTATCTTTAATAGTAACTTTTAACGGCATCCAAATATGTTGGATAACATCGCAAGGCATCACTTCGCCCATACCTGCTATAAGAAACGCCCCGCGCTCACTAATTTTTCTTGCATCGGGATGACTAAAGGTTTGGCCATTGTGGTCTGTAATGCGTGAGTCTGCTGCAATGATTGATTTATCATCCAGCTGTAGCCCAACGATTGTAGTCATCAATAGCTCCTATAATGTACAGGCTTGTATTCTAGTCATACTTTATAGTTAATGCAATGAAAAAGGGCCAGGTTTCCCTGGCCCTTCTCTCTTAGTTATGGTCCGCCATACCCGCGCTAAAATTAGGCGCTTGAGCTTTCATGGCTGAAGGAAGGATTCTTCCGTTTGCTTGAGTTGCACCAGCTTCTGGGGCTTCGGACTTCTGGAACTTAACGCGTACACCGTAACGAGCACCTGAAGTTGCCTTTACAAATGTACGTGATGGCTTAGCCATCTTAGTTGGGTCGCCCGCTTGAGCGCCCTTCTTCTTCATGAGCTTTCCCTTTTCAACAGGAGCTACACGTGGTTTTGAACCTGTAGCATTTGATGGCTCAGCTGAGGTAGGAGCAATCGGCGCTGGGTTCTTTTTTGAACTTGTATTCATATGATTTCCTTTGGCCTAAGGTTCTAACAAATGTACGGTATTTAAAAGGGAAATACAGGCTTAATTGATAACAATTACCGTAAGAACGATAGCACTAATGTCCCCATCGTGGCTCTTAATGGTTGTGAACCCTGGGATATAGGCAATATCTAACCCTCTAGGGGCGGTATATCCGCGGGCGATTGCGATAGCCTTAGTTGCTTGGTTGACCGCACCCGCACCCACCGCACGAATCTTACACGCGCGTGTTTCATAAATACTATGGGCGATTGCTGATGCTACAGCCTGCGGGTTAGACCCCGCGGAGACGCGTAGGACGTTCTCCTCTGCTTGAATTTGCTCTGTCATGTGTACCTCGGTTTACGAATTGTGGAGCCCCGCGGTATTAAGTATGACAACTAAATAAGATTAGGTGTGTCTAAAGGCGTTGGAGCCCGCCCAAAAGTGCCACAAATAGAGCATTCCATATCTAAAAGGTACTGGGATAGCTCGTAGTCTTGGAAACTGGCTTTGATATTCCAAAGGGTGGACTCACAGACAGGGCACTCATGCAGGACTTCGTTGGCATAGTCCATGCTGCCCGTGTAATCGGGCTTTAGTTCTCGGGTGCTTTTTGCCATGTTGATGGGGCGTTTACTCTACCGCCCACTTCTCCTTAAACTCTTCTATAAGCGTTTTGTTCTTTTCAATCTCTGCTTCGATAAGGGTTATCTCCTCAGGGCTCATCTTCTCTTTGTTCTCTAAGAAGAACTTAATACCTGCGTTGAAATTTGATTCAAAGATAGCAATCTGCGATTGACGTCGAGCCTGTACAAATGCTTTGGCTTCGGCAATACGCGCAGCTTTCTTGTCCTGTGTCTTACTCACTTGTTGATTGGTCCAAGCTTTACATAACCAGTCTTCTTCTTATTCATTGACCCTGGTTTTTTATAACCTGAACCTTTAGGCATGTTAGCGATACGTGTTTCCAACGCTGCCTTAATCTTCATCTGATTCTTTTTGCTTCCCATTATTGGCCGCCCCACCCTCCGCCTTTGAAATGAACTGCGGGAGGGGTAAAGGCTTTAACCATGAAGTTCCCACACTTTTCGCATATTGGTCGTTCGGTAGCGTCAAAGGACATATGCATTTCTATAGTCTTATCGCATGTTATACATGTGAAGTCGTACTTAGGCATTACCGCTCCCTGAACTTAATGTCCTGAAGCTTATCATAAACTTCTTTCTCGTATGCAAGGCTATACGCGCCCGACACGATGTGCGCTAGGGCATAAGAATCAGCAGCGTTGTCGTCTGTAAACTCCACGCCCCATTTCTTGTATACGTACATAAGAATCTGGCTTTTAGATACGCCCTGCCCTTTACCCGCAACGTATTTCTTTAGGTTGGTTGGGGGAACAATAAGTGGGTAAACGCCAAAGTCATGCAGGGTCATCTTCACCATACCGCCAAGCTCACCAAGCATGTTAGACATCTGTGAGCCAAAGGCGTAGCCTTCCATAGCTACATCCGTGATGCGATATTCAGCTAATACATTCATTACGTATGCCTGTATATCCTTGAGCCTATCTACACCGCGCTTATCTGATTTATAAACTGTGGTCTTGTAACCAGTGTCATTGATTGCGGTTATGGCAAATCCACTGTAGGACTGGTCGATACCTATGTATACAGGCAGTTCTGAAACCAACATCCCATCAGTGAATACTTTCATTAGAACCCTCTGGATTTAATAATTGCTGTGCGCCGTGTAAGTTCACGACTTGTAAGCTGGTAGTAACGCTCTAAGTTATCCAGCGTTGTCTTCAACATCTTGTGGTATGCCTTAGCCTGCATACATTTTGTCGACAAATCTACAATCTCTGGGTCTGTAAGAACCTGTGCTTTTAACATCACAGATTTCTCTGTAGTTTTACCCGTGCTCATTGTGAGCATGGCCTTTGCTTCTGCTGTGTCATAAGCGTTGTCTGCCTCAATCACAGCAAGCTCAGCGCAAGCAACTTGAGTAAGCATAAAGTTATAGTTCTGCATATAGCGGTTAGCTAAATCCATTAGCTGTTGGTCATCCACCCCTGTGATATCTGTAGGGAAATCAGGCAACTCTATATTTAATTCGCGCTTTACTGGTAGTCCTTGAGACTCCAGAATAGATAGCATCTCATCGCTGATACCTGTTGCATGTAGTTTAACTGTCATATCCTTTGCACCTCTCGCATCCTTCTGCCTTTATATTACATACAGGCGGCTCTCCTTTTTTAACTGCATCCACAATCATCTGCGCCGCATCGAACAAATGTTTGATGCCGAAGTCTGACTTAGGAACAACAAACTCCTTGGCTTCTTGATTTGGCTTTGCTTCATAGATAAGCACTGCTTCTTGTGGGAAGTCTTCATAGCCTAGCAGTTCTGCTAGCTTCATGTAAATCTGCACCTGTTGGATATGCTTCATAAAAGGTGCGGTAATAGCTTTCCACGTTTTGTTAAAGTTGTAGTCATGTTCAGCGTACAGCTCTGGGCATTCCCAACGCAAGGTACCCTCGCCTACTGATTTAATCTCAAGCATAAGCGGCTCGCCTAAACCACGGAGCCAGCCGTCTGAATGGCCAGAGATGCGCAATGGCTCATAGAACAGTGGGACTTCACGATACTCAAGGGGGCCTTCGTGACAATGCACGTCACCCCAGAACATCTCATCGCACTCTAAGCAATACCACTTGCCGTATAGGTTACCCATCTCCTGAAACCAACGCTGCCATTTAGCGTGGATAGCGTGACCTTCTTCAAAGACAGATGCAAGGCGCAACGTCATGGTTCTATTACTAATTGGAGCATTACCTTGTAACTGGAAGTAAGAAGCGCGGTAGCACCAGCCTGGGTCCACCATCTCTGATGGATGCAGGACATCCGTTCTACGGCTCAAGTCCCTAGGCTTTGAAATGATGTACCGCTCTACTGAGCCTAGTACTCGTGTGTTGTTCTTACCCACGTCTAGGAACTTCTTTAGCTTCTTATCTACCATGTTGTTTTAGTTTCAATCCATTCGTCGAATGTTAGTCCTTGTTTTTGTGCTTTTCTTTTTAGTGCGTTTCTTTCACGATGGCTCATGCCGCCCCAGATACCATGTGTGTCTTCATTGTGCTCAGCATATAGCAAACATTGCTTTCGCACGGGACACTCAGGTAATCCGTCTTTACCATAACAGATAGCCTTAGCGGCATCTGCAATGGTTTTGTACTGGTCTTTATCACGAGGGGGGAACCATAAATCTGTGTTCATTCCCCTACACTTAGCGCGGTATCGCCAAGCTTCTGGTCCGAGGTCTTCTTCAAACAATTGCACTCCTGAAGAGTCTGGCGCAATTCTAGAAAGTCATCTTCAGTAAGCAATATGTAATTCTCGTTATTGAGGCTAATACCTAGCACAGGCATTCGACCATCAAGAATTGCTTCTTTGACAATCTTTTCCAAAACCGCGGCTTTAACGGTGAAGGAAGCTTTGCCCGTCCACTTGTGCTCAACTAGTAAGTCTTGTGAACGTACATCGCCTTTACGATTCCAAAATGCACCGCTAACAGCATTACGCTGTCCATCGATAGCTTTTGCTAATCGTGCCTCATGCTTTTGAGACTCTTTCTGGCCCTTACTCTTCATGCGCGTGTTTAGAGTTCGCTTTAATCGAATCCAACACATCCCGTTCAAGGGCCTCTTTGAGGTCTACTTCTTCCCGAATGGAGCTAAGCATAGCATCACTACCCTGCCACTGCCTATCGGCATACCGATAGTACGCACCTGCTCTAGTAATAACCTTGTTGATAATACCAATAGCAAGTATCTCTTTAGCAAAATCAAAGTCTCCTGGGGATAACTCTCCACCTTCACCAAAATAAAAGTCTACGGATGCGGTAGCAGATGGGGCAGCAGACTTGTTCTTGATGACTCTAAACTTAATAGTCTGACCCACTCGTTTCTTTTCTTGACCTGTCCCCGCCTCAATCCACTCGTCTCTACGAACCTCGATACGAGTAAAGTAAGAATAATCCTTACCCAACCCACCAGGTGTGGTGCGCGGGTCTCCATACATAACGCCAACCTTTGAACGCCACTGGTTGATAATTATGCCGATAAATGGGCGCTCTGGTTCTGTGAGGGAACGCTTAGATGCCTTGCCTACCTTACGGAAGAACTTATTAGTAAGAAGTGCACCGCGTCCTACGGTTGCTTCTTCCATCTCTTTCTCATCCTCTGCGGAAGGAACCAGAGCAGGAAGACTGTCGAGAACAATGCAATCAATAGTTTTTGATTCAACAAGCCGAATAACCGCTTCATAAGCTTCTTCCATTACGTTTGTGGATACTACAAATACTCTTTCTGGGTCAACCCCACACATCTCAGCGTACCCAGGGACCCACTCTTCTGCAGCCACCCAGATTGCTGTGAACTCTGGGTCACGCGCCTGGTTAAGGGCAATAGTTTTTAAAGCTAAAGCGGTCTTGCCGTTGCTTGCTTCACCAATAATCTCATGCCATTGATTAGCGGGCCAACCGCCACCTAACGCTACGTCTAATGCAATTGAGCCTGTGGTAAATCTTTTGCCGTGCTGTGTAATATCTGAGCCACGAACAATGGTGTCCTTGCCCATCTTCTTATTGATGTCACTAAATACTTTTGCTAGGTCTGCTGTTATATTCATTCAAGTTTTCCAATGATTGTTGTTGGGTTCCATCCGCCTGTAGGCACTTGCTTTGAACGCTGTGAAGGGCCAGAGGATGGGGCTGAGTTAGCCCCGCCATGTGAACTTCCAGCCTGAACTAATGGGTAACCACAGTCGTAACAACGCCATGACTCCACTTGTCCGTACTGTGTAACTTGTTTTGCTGCAACAGAATAATTGCCACTACCACACCCTGGGCATAAAGGAGCCTGTGGGCTCATCTGTTGGCTAGGGGGATAACTTGGATTCTGAGGACGTGCGTATGTAGCGGCAGGCGGTTGAACAGCAAATGCTGGGGGCGTTGCTGGGGCAAAAGGAGTTGGTGTCCCTAACTTCTTTGCCCACCAATCTGCATTACTCATAGTCTTCTCCTTCCATTAGGTATGTATTTGAGCTTATCGTATTTGTATCGATAATGCCTAATTCTAACGCGCTACTAAATGCACCAATCAAGGTAGACAGCGCAACAGCCTCGTAGATGTTATGCATGTTAAGAAGTATTTCCTCAGCGTTTTCTTCTTCATCCTCTACCATCTCTTTAGCATGAATGGCGGACATAACATCGGCGCTTAATTCAGCCATGTTTTTTAGGAACGGAAAGATACCAACGAGGTTAAGCATACGGTCTTCGCTGTCTTCTATCTCCTTGGCTTCGCCCTCGCTACTGATGCGAGATAACCCAATAGCCTCAGCAACATCATTAAAGCTCTCAGTTAAACGAGTGTCATAAATATACCAACGATGCACAGTAGACATAGGCACATCGTTTGTTACTATCTCAAACTCTGGTCTCTTTCGTTTAAACCAACTCACTTAGCGTCGCCCCATTTCTGCGCAATCTTGATGTCTGCTACTAAAGGGACGTCAAGTAACTTAATACTTTCCATTGACTCGCGAATTGCAGCCTCAGTTTTATCAACCAGATGGTCAGGGGTTAACGTAACAAGTTCGTCGTGCACGGTAAGAATCAACTTGGCTTCCTTTGGAATCAACTCATATGCGTTAATCATAGCAAGCTTGATGATGTCCGCGGCTGAGCCTTGGATGCGCGTGTTGAATGCCTGTCGTTCTGCGCTTGAACGCAGCTTAGGTACGCCTGAGGTAATGTCGGGTAAGTATCTGCGTCGTTTAAGGATGGTAGCAATGTACCCCTTGTTACGTGCCACGGCAATAACCTTAGCGCGGTAGTCATTGATAGAGGAAAACTTAAGACTAAAGTCATTGAGCAGGGCTTTTGCTTGCTGCATCGTACAACCAATTTGACGTGAAATCTTATCTGGGCCTACGCCATAAGCCATAGCCAATACAAGTACCTTACCTGCAGCACGGTCTACGCCCATCGTGTCACCTACAGTTGTATAAATGTCCTCGCCATCTAGATAGTTCTTCATCATAATAGGGTCACCTGACATAGATGCAATGATTCGCGGTTCAATCTGTGAGTAGTCAGCGACTACTAATTTATATCCCTCGGGCGCTGTAAAGAGGTTACGGATTGACTTACCGTTAGCCGTGCGGGCATTGGGGATGTTTTGCAAGTTAGGGTTGCGGGAGCTAAAGCGACCAGTCTCTGCGCCCCACTGTACAAAATCTCCATAGATTCTGTTGTTAATAAGCATGGACTCTCTAGTTTCGATTCTTTGCTTACCATTAGTTGTCTTAACAACATCGCCTCCTAGATAAGGAATTACATATGTACTAACCAACTTATTTAAATCTTGGTATTCAAGGATGGCATCTACCAACTCATCCTTCTCTCTAAACTCTTCTAACGCATCTGCGGATACGGAGTAATCTGAGTAATCAATATTGCCTTCTTTCTTAGCCCCGCGCCCTGTCAAAATAGAGGGCTTAAGACCACGGCATCCATCAGACTTAGGGCCGTACAAGACATACTGTTTCTCGCTGGTTGAGTTTAAGTTAAATACACGACCAGCAATCTGATAAATCTTTCCCTTGACCTCTTCTAGGTCTTGTTCTAATTTTATAGATAAGAGCTGTAGTTCATTCATATCTATAGGAGCGCCAGTAAGCTTCATATCGCAGAGAACACGAAGAACATCCATCTCCAACGCCATAACTCTATCTACCTCAGCAGCGGTAACCTTTGGCGCAATGGTTTTCCACAGCAAGAAGGTGTACTTAGAGTCAAGATAAGAATACTTAGCCACCTCTAGAAATGAATAATCCTCTACCTTATGGCCAATGCCCTTCTTCATCTCGTAGCCTAACTCGCGCTTAAGACAATCATCTAGACCTAACTTACCGCGGTTGCGGTTATCGTAAAGGAAAGATGCCATCAAGGTATCAAAGTAAGGGCCTGTAGGAACTTGGTTGCCGTAATACTTAGACACTGAACTTAAATCAAATACTAGGTTGTGACCAATGACTAACTGATGGTCATTGAATAACAATGGCTTTAGCGCCTTAAATACTTCTGCAGGGTACATCTGCTTAGGGGGAGCGGTAAATGTCTTTGTTGCTTTTTTATCATCGCGTGAGTAATCGGATGGACGAGCAGGAAGGCCTGCTGCTACACGCTTCTCTCCTTGACCTGTAAGTGGTCGTACTAACTCTAGGAACTCTCCGTTAGGGTGCCCCATAGGAATAACATCTGCGCGACCGTGTGTAGCAAATGAAATCCATAGAACTTCGTTTACCGCTGGGATTCCTCTGTGAGTGCCGACGGTTTCTACGTCAAACGCAAATGCGTCTTGCTTGAGATAGTACGCAACCATCTCATCAAGTTGTTTTTTGTTATAAATGATATTCAAATAATCCCCCTAAACTGGAAAGGCTAGGGCAGGGGATAGTTGCCCTAGCCCTCCAGCATCTTAGTTGTTAGAACGCGGATGAAAGTGAAGCTGCGACTGCTTCAAGTTCTTCCCATGTAGGTTCTTTTAGGTCAGCGCGTGTAAACGGCACTGCGCTTGCAACTGCCTTCTCAGCGGCTGCTTCATCAATGTTCCAGTCTTCCATAAGGTCGCGAGACTTAACTGGGTTGATGTGGTAAGTGGTTGTCTGCATCTTACCTGAACGGCTGAGTGCCCAATAGTTTTTATTCAATGGGCCCTGAGGCGAGAAGTGTGCTGCGTGTAGGGATTTAAACAAACGAGGGCTTGCTACAAGAATTTGACGTGTAGGTCCGCCTGGTGCACTGAGGTTCAGAACTGAGAAGGCGCGTTTTTCTTCTGGCTTGCTGTGAAGCTTTGTGCATAGTGGGTCGTTAGGCCCAAGAGAAATGTAAGAGCGCTTGCCCTCAGTCTTCTGTGTAAGGAAGTGCTGGCGGTAAACCGCAAAAGGACCGTCTTCATCAAGGAACTTAACTACTTGATAGTTAGTTTCGCTGAACTTAAACTCTTCAGCGTATGTTGCTGGTTGAATCTCAGCAGCAGCCCAGCCTGAACTGATTGCTGTGCTTGTTGATTGTTCTGGACGAGCATCAATTGTGAACTCATCATTTTCTGGGACATAAGTGTCTGTTCTGTTAATTGCCATGTGTTTCTTTCTGTTAGTTTTTAGTTTCGTTTGCACGGATTTCATTCCATGCCTCGACAATCTCTTGTGGGAGATGTCGGTGCATAGACCATTCTATACGCTTTGTCTCCATAAGTCCAGCCCTGTTAAAGATGTCTACTAAAGCTTCTACCATGGCACGTGAATACAGGCGTCTGCCTGCATGGTCATCGCCGTTGATATCTTTAGTTGAGGGTAGACGATATGGAGACGCGGGCAAGTACCCTGCTTTTATCCATGACCTAATGGTTATGACAGGTCGCCCTACAGCGGACGCAAGTGCTCCAATAGTAAACATCTCAAGGTCTCTGCCATTGGGTAATGTTTTCTTGTAAGGCTTTGAATCCCAATTGGAGTCAGGCTTTACTTCAGGCTCCTTAGCCACTACTGGTTTGCGCTTACGCTTACTGCCTGGATAAAACTCTTCCAGGTCAGCAAAACTTTTATCAATGAAGTCTTCGTTCATTTATTTACCAAGAACGCGTAGCTCTCCTTTGCTGGGAACATAGCGTCAATCTCTTCTTCGGTTAGATAACCTTCGTAGAAAGCGGACATAATGGCGCCTTCATCTAACACAGGCACCATCTTAATACAAGTATCTTTGATTCCCTTACGGGTTAGGATGTCCTCTGCCACGTCCATATTAAGTGACTTGGATACTCGGCGCTGTTTGGTTAACTTAATATCACCAAAGTTTTCATCGGTGAATTCGTATACGCGATGGCCGTTCATATCAGCCTCAGCGTTATCAAGCTCTTTCATAATGCGAGTCTTGAGCTCTGTTTGACGAGTAGTTAAAACACCAACTTCGTCCCTAAGTGTAATGAATTGTTTTGCGTATTTCTTTATGGCATTTGCGTCCATGATTACCCCCTTGGGAATAATCTAAAGGACTACTTACTTGTTGTCAAGCGCGACATACTTCTCCAGCGCGTCGATAATAACGCTGGTGACAGTGACGCCTTCTAAAGCAGCCTTCTTCTGGACTTCTTTCCAGAGCTCATCCCCAACACGGATAGTACGTGTGGGTGTCTTAGGCGCGTTAGGCATTAGACAATTATACGATGGATGAGTTTAGGAACTGCTTTAAACTGCCCACACTCATTGCAATGCCGCCCTTATCGTCTATTCCTTCCCCATCAATGACGGCTGCAGCAAGGGCATTCTTCTGGCTCAACGCCTCATACTGGCGCACCTCAATGCTCCCAGCAACAATGATGTCTTGCACAACAACTGATTTAAAGTCACTAGAGGCGCGAACAATGCGGCCATTTCTCTGCGTTGCTTGACCAGCTGACCAAGGCAGGTCATAGTTAATGAGTAGGTTTCCCGCAGGCAAATCAACGCCGTACCCACCAGCATCGCTGGAGATAAGAACTCGAACCTCTGGGTTGGTATTAAAATCTGTTTTGTTTGCTTCTTTAGTCTTAGCGTCAAGGCGCCCTGAGTAAAGCCTGCAGCGGTCTTTACCAAGCTCAGCAATAATCATATCGAGCATATCTACGTAAGTAGCAAAGATAACAACCTTATTGTTATCGTCTTGTTCTAAGAAATCATTAACGTATTGGATTAAGTAATCAAACTTAGTGGAAGTTGATAATCCGTCAAGGGCGCCCTCTTCCATAAGCCTAGCGGCATAGGCGGACCCTTCACCGTTCATCTGTGCAAACTTGTTAGCGCTTGTCTCAATAAGTTTAGGATGAGAACACATCATCTTAAGAGCGCCAATCTTGGACATAATCTTGCCACGCATCTCATCTTCTGGGCCACCACGCTGTGACTCTACGCCGTAGTGGGCAAGGATATTAAAAGATGTACCAAACAAAGCTTGAGCTTCATCTAAATCCATAATCAAATCATTGACTATACGGTGATATAACTTAGCGCTTTTACGGTCTAAGTAGATATGGATTGGTTCTTTATGAATAGCATCTGGTAAATACGGGGCAACATCAGGGTCTTTTTGCGCTTTACGTACTGATGCTTCCTTCATCTTGTTATGAAGTGTAGGTAAGTTGCGGTAATGCTGAACACCGCCCCAAGAGTTACGAACGATAAACGCTGCATCAAAGATGTCAAACCTACCTAACACAGTAGGGTCTACAAACTGCATGATGCTATATAGCTCCTCAGGTTTTCCATTTTCAATAGGAGTACCTGTAAGCGCAAATCTATATGGTGAAGTACTAAGCTTCTTTACTTGTTTAGAGCGTTTTGACCTGAAGGACTTGATGGCGGTTGCTTCATCAAGGACAACGAATCCGCGCGGGAGGTGTCGTACTTGCTCCCAGTCATTAACAACTTGCTCGTAGTTGAGAACAATGTAGTCAACCCCCGACGTCCGCCAATCCATGGCCTCTTCGTATTGGGTTGCTCTTTTCTTTGGCGTTCCATCAATGACCAAAGCTCGTGAAGTTCCACTTGTAAATTTCTCTATCTGATTAGCCCACTGATATTTAAGTGAGGATAGACAAATTATAAGGCCAGGCTCGGTCACTTTGGTCTCATCCATCAATCGTTCTATGGCAGCAATGGTGAGAACAGTCTTACCCAACCCAAGGTCATAGGCAACAAGCATCTTTGTGCGGTCGCACATCTTGTCTACCGCCTCAGGCTGGTAAGGAAGTAACGTACCTGTAAAGGTCATTCAAAGTCCATCTGTTGTTCATGTAATAGGTTCATTACCCTAGAGGTCACAATAGCCTCCAGCTCTTCAAGTGTACCGTTGTTAACGATAGTAAAATCCACAGGATAACTATCCATCTCGCTTTCAGAAATATGGTTATTGATAGCGGCTATGCCATCACGTTCTACGCGCCATATCTGACCGCCAAAGTCTTTAATCCAGTTAGCTTCGTTCTTAAAGCGTACGTCAGTTACTACCGTCTTATCTTGAGGTCGCACATCAGATAGAGCTTGATAAATCCAAAAAGAATCGCCAAAGATTTTACGGGCAGCCACACCTGCGTTCTGCAGAGTACGGCGAACATGTGGAGAGCTCTTTGCGGTGTCCCACCCATCACGGTTGACCCGTTCTTTTAAGAAGATAGGTTCACCCGCTATGTTGTCAATAAGTGGATTCATCTCATAAAGATAATCACGAATCTTATCTGCAAAAGCAATGCGGGTGTACCCATGCATCTCTGTAAGAGTCTTGGCTACAGTGTCTTTACCACTACGACTATATCCAGTTAACCCAATAATCACGGCAGTTGAATATACTTTCCGCTTAGCCACTCATTACTTGCTGTGGTAGAGGAGGCTACTGCCTTGTTATATGTATCCGTCCAGGATTTTTGTAAGTTCATTACCCACCACGCCGTCATTGCTGCGCTGGAGTTAGAAGTTCCCACAGTAAAGCGTGTAGTGCCGTTTGGCTGTGCGGTAATCCAACGAGCGTTGAGATAGAAACTAGTCTGAGCGTTACCGTTGCTATAGCGAGCAATGTAAGGCTTTGCTGTTGGGTCGTAAGTAAGACCTTGTGCGGTTGGGTCTGGGTTATCCGTAGCGCCTACAGAGACGACGTCAGGTAGACAAGCAATAGAATGCATGGATGTACGGTTGCTATCGTTTCCAGAGGCAGCAATAACAGCAACGTTGTTTGCCTTAAGGATTGCCACATCCTGCGCAGTACCGTCTGGTACCTGACATCCAGCAAATATCTTTCCTTGAGAAACGTTGACCGCCACGATGTTGTACTTAACCCTGTTTGCTACTACCCAATCAAGGCCCATCTTTACTGCGTTGTTGGAGTAGATATAAGGGTTGCCTTTGTCGGTAATACCAACAATACGTATAGGGATTAAGCCAACAGCTGGGTTGACCTTATTGATAATAGACAACATCTCTGTGCCGTGTGTAAGCGTGGTATTGGTAGTAACTCCAGTGTTTGCCGCACCAGCGCCCTCCATAAATGGTTTGCCGTTAGCGCAGTTGGAGTACTCAAGGATGCATACCTCAGTAACAATGTTAGTAAACAAAGCGGTGTTGACGCCTGAGTCAATCACAGCAATTGTCTTTGGTTGGTCTGCGTGGACAGCCGTCACAGGCGCCAGTAGTAGTACTAGTAAAAATGCTAATCGTTTCATATTGCTCGTTCTCCTCGTAATATATGCCGTGCGTTATTGATGCCCCACTCTATCTCACCAAGGCTCATACCGCCAACATCTTTCATCTCCGTGCTTGAGTAGTTAAAGAACTTAGCCTCGACATGCATAGCCTTAGCCAACATCAGTAGGTTTTTAGATGATTTGCGCCCAGCGTCATCGTTGTCTAAAGCAAAGATAAGGTTAGGCGCACTGCGAATAAGATTAAACTGAGCGCTGGAGACAATAGCCCCAAAGGCAGCTACACCACAGTAACCAAGAGAGGCTAGCCTTACCACGTCCAACGGAGATTCCACTAGAAGCACTGGGCCTTCACGCTTCTTTAGTTGTTTATAACCAAAGACGGTATCGCTTTTCTTTATACCCGCAGGCTTGTTATTGAAGTAGCGGTGGTCAAACCCCTTCTCCTGCCAACCCATAAGCTTATGTGTACGGGCATCACGTATAGGAATAATCCAATTCTTTTGGCGCGCATCCCAAAGCAACTCATACTCTTCTGCAGCAGCGGGGGTCAATCCTCTAACTTTTAACGCCTCGTCTGGCGGTGTGGTAAACGCTTTGAGCATAGATTCAGTAACAGTTGTAATCTCTGCAATAGGCTTAGGCGCTCTTACGATACGTTCAAACCGTGTAGCAAGGCCCTCTGTAGAACCTAACCACTTCCCTGCCTCATCGTAATCTGTCTTTGTTACATACGAGATTAACCCGTATACGTTTCCTTTCCAACCGCATGAGAAACATATATGCGCTCCAGTATCAGAGTTGATGTACCACGATGGGTTGTTGTCAGTCTTTCCTGTGCGCTCTAGGTGAGCAGGGCATAGCGCCTGTATCTCATCCCCGCGTACGTTATATACATCAATGCCGAGACGAGATAGAGTGTCTTCCATCTCTTCTACTGTCATATGTCTAAATCGTCCTCATCCATCTCGCGAAACGCGCCAGTATTCCAATCCCACATCAGACTAGCTTCAGTAAATCCAGAGTTACGGCTTGCTATAACGCGGAGCAATCTCATGTCATCTACGTTCTCATCAATCTTCTGTAGACCAAAGATAACGTCTGCATCTTGGTGAAAAGAAGATGAATAACCAATAGCGTCAGCGGTCACATTACCACCACGCATCTTCCAAGTAAGCACCTGAGTAGAGATAACGATTGGCTTCTTAATCTTCTGCGCCAATCGCTTTAGGCTACGGGTAATGTTAGTAATTGCCTGTGGGGTATTGGATTCCCCAGTTTGCTCATCAATCATCAAGTAAGTACCGTCAATGAATACGATGTCAGGGTTCTTGCTTTGAATCTTACTAGCGATGGCGCTTACAGTCTGGCCGTTAGTAGAGTCAACAAACCAAAACTTGTCGCGCATATCTTGGATGCTATTAACAATGTGGTAGTAGCGTTGCTCTTCCTCATCGGTTAGCGTTCCAGTCATCAACCGCTTATGAGAAACACGGGCGCGCATGGCGTAATAACGTGACTTCTGCTCTGCGTTACTCATCTCAAATGACATGAACATAGGAACCTTGCCAGCAAGGTGGCAGTTGACTGCAATCTGCAACGCCAGCGTTGACTTACCTGTCTTAGGCGGAGCAACTATAACTACCAACTGCTCTGGCTGAAGACCTGAGGTAGAACCGTCAATGGTTGGGAACCCAGTAGCAAGCCCTAACAACCCAGGGTTTGCCTTACGGAACTCATACTCTTCCTTTGCCAGCTTTGCAGCAGTGGTGATTTCCAAATCGTTAGAGCGTGTTAATCCTTGCTCTTCCAAAGATATGATGCCACGTTCCATCGCCATAAGGGCGGACTCGTGGTCTTGCCCTTTCTCAACAGAAGCAATTGCTGAGCTGATGGTGTCAAGGATGGTGGACTTACGGCGGTTGTCAATTAACTTATCAATGAAGTATTGGATGTTGTCATTAACTTCCAACAGTTGAAAGGTAGGAAAGTTCTCTTGAATGATTTCTAAGCTTGGACACTCTTGATACTCCGCGTAATGCTCACGCATAAATGTAAAGATGCGTCGGTCACTGTCATCGGCAAACCACGCGTCTGTTACGCCGTTCTCAAGGATGTAACCAAGGTTACGCTCCTCAATTACTTTGCTAAGTAACTTTGATTCGTTGTTCATAGGCTGCCTATATCCAATCCCCAATGACCGTACCGTAGCAGATTCTGCGGCAAGTCTAGTACTCCAACAATCTCTGGTCTAAACGGTAACTCTTTGACAAGATGATTAATCGATTCATACACTGAGTAATATCTAAATGGATTAGTACCTACAGTGTCGAGCCAATCCATAATGCTACTAAGCTGGTCCTCTTCTAAATCAAATGAGATTAACTCAAGAGTTATCTCACGGCGCGTAGCAATTAAGTAAAGCTGGCTTGCAGCCTCACGGCGTAAGCTCTTACTTACTTTAGGAATCTTAAAGAGTTTAAACTTCTTCTCGGTTCTTACTTCTACATTTAATATCATGTCTGTAGTAACTAAGATGCGCTTAGGCAACTCGTTACTAATATCCCCGTTGCGCAATTAGAAAACCTCTATTTTCCCGTACTTAATGATGAAGTCACGAAAAGCTTCAGCAGACGTCTTAGCCTCCATTGCCTCTTCTTCAGTAGCGCGGCTTGATATCTCTAATGGGTAACTGCCGTTGTTATTGTCAATCTTTGCTTGAACGTATTTAATGTGTTTGCATGTTTTGCGCCCTTTAAACCCAGGACATGTACATGACAAGTTGCCGTCGTTATCGGTAGATACCTCGTATATCCCTGGCCCAGGAGTTTGAGCTTGGCTCAAAAATACTTGGACTAGGCGATTGGCTTTCACGTTGGCGCTCACTTTCTTAAATCCGATGTAATGACTGGTAGATATCTAAACGCTTCGTTAGCAAAGCTTTCTGTAGCATCGCCATAGGCAGCAGCCCAGTGCTTTAACTCAACGTTGGTGGTAACTATAGTAGGCAATCCGTGATTAAACCGTGTGCGCAATACGTGGTGAAACATGTTGCTCTGCCAACCTGATAGAGACCTATGTTCTTTTCCTAGGTCATCAATAATAAGAATACGGATGTTATATGCGTCGTTATCGCATTCACCTAACATGCCTTTAAAGATGAGCTGTTCATCTTCTGTAGCCTCGTTATCCATCGTCTTACCTTTAAGGTCTAAGATGTCATTGAAGGTTGTAAAATAACATGGGCGCAGAAGTACGTGATTAGTTTCAACCTTAAACGGCTCTAACTTAAACGTAGTAAGTATCTCTTGAATAGTTGCAAGAGCAAGCGTTGTCTTACCGTGGCCAGGCTCTCCCCAAAGTAAAACACCTTTACCGCACCCCCTACTGCTAGATGCGCGGATAACTTCACCAGCGTTAACTGATTTAATCCAGGTACGAATGCGCTCAACGGTGGTTGCGTCTACATCTTTGCAGTCATCTAACAACCAACCACTTCGTGCTGCAGGAACATTAGCCATCTTTATCCACATACGACGTACGTTGGATAACTCTGACAGGTCATACATCTAAATCTCCCCACTGTTTATCAGCTAGCTCTTGAGCAACTTGAACATCTACATCAGTAACCGTAGCGCGCATGACGTCTACGAGAAGCGAACTGTACTGCTTAATAAACATCTTCCAGATAATCTCAGGGTCATCGGCGTTTTTCTGATGCGCTAACCTATCAAAGAACCTATCCATCATCTTTAACTCTATATCACCAGTGGTGCCGTGGGTCTTGCGAGCTTGACCAAACGCGGCTTTAAACCGAGTGCGAGCAGTTAACCAAGGTTTGATATGCCAGTTCAACGCCATCTGTTCTGCAAAATGATATGCAGAATCGTCTGAGTTCCAGTCTGCTGGGGTTAAAGCTTTCTTAGCCTCAATGCGTTCTTGAGCCTCTGCAGCTTTCATATCACGGTGCTCAGCCTGACGCTTCTCGCGCATCTTGCGAACGTACTCTGCCTTTTCTTCAGGCTCCAAATACATAGGGCTTGGTTCGTAATCGCTCATGTTCTCGTCTCCCCTTGGTTCTCCAAGGTACTCTTTCTTGCTTATAAATGAATAAGTAATATTGTTTATATTTGTATTCAGCTGTGTCTGCTGTAACAGGAGTGCCGTTTTGGGACTCCCATCAGAGACATATGACTGAGTTACATACTTGCCGTTTACTATCTGACGGGACGTGGTTATTAGCCCAAGGTCTCTCAGCTCCTTAAGGACGGTCAGGAAAGCCTTACGCCCCTCAGGGAATGCCTTAGAAAGGCTCTCAGCGCTCACAGGAGCCCCTGTGGTCTTCAGGTAGACGTACGCACCTAGGGCACGGGCTGTAATCACGCCTGAGGCCCCTTGGAAGGCTTTTGAAGCTCCTTGGCTATCTCTCGGGCTATCGCCTTGATGAACGACTGCATGCCAAAGTAAAGGTCTTCAAAAGCTTCATCCTCGTCTTCATCTTCAAGCAGCTCCTCAAGCTCTTCAAAAACATCTTCTTCTTCGTCTTCATCATCTTCGTCTTCTTCATCAATCTGCTCTGCCTCAGGGATGACAGGTGCGACTTCAGAGACAAGCTGGGAGTTAATGATGTTTAACCCATCGGTTAGGTCATAGCACTTAACCCCGCGGTCATTAAAGATAGCAACGATGTCGTTAGACTTTTGGTCATCGTCACTCCATAGAATAAAGCCGACTGCTTTATCTTCTTTATCTAAGAACGATACCGCGTCTCTAAACGGTTCTTTACTTTCATTCACTGTTGCAGCCGATAGGCTTTCATAACTTGCGTCGGGGTGCGCAAAGATAACTACATCTTTTGTTTTGTCTTTTGCCCACTGACTGATGAACGCCTGTCCTGATGTTGGTTTCTTTTCATAAGCAAAGATAAATACAACATCGTTTCCATTTGCATATACGTAGTCTTCAATTAGCGCCTCTACGTTTGCGCGGCTGGTGCTTCCTTGCCCAGCAACTATTACATAGTATTTGTCCATAGGACCTCCTGTTAGGGGAGGCCTACGCTAGCACAAGGGTTTACGATTGTTTAATTGAAGCCCAGCGGTATGTTGAAGCGCGTTCTGCAATAGTTAAAGCGGTGCGGGCAAGGAATGAAGCCGCTAAGGATTCAATAATCAAATGCTTTACAGACCCGCCACCTATAAGATATAAGCCTAGATAGCTTAAACTTACGGAGAAGAAAGCGTTTACCGCCTTAGGGGTGATGAATATAGATATAAAACTTGTAATAGGTTCAAGAAGCGCCAAGATAAAAGAGGCAGCAAAGGCAACTATAAGTACGTTAGACATAGCCGTATAGTACTACGTATTTGGCTGTGCTAGGTAAATTGCAGCGGTAGAGCCAAGAGTAAGCTGCTCGTCTAAGGTAGCGCCAATAAGTCTAGTCTGTGTAGCAAAGCGGTTATGGTAGAGGTGGCTACGTCCAGCGTTAGCTGAGTTACCTTCCCACAATAGGTCGTATACAGCTCCAGGGCCTGAACTTCCATCAAAGTAATCTAGAACCTGGCCAGCGTTCTCAAATAATCCTAGGTCTACATTTAACTTATGACCGCTTGTGGTAGCCCATTGAAGTTCTACGCTAGCGTAGGCTGCCGTTGCTGGGGCTTCTGCAATTACATAAGGGCGTACCCATGCCGTAGTAGATGTTGTAACAGCATCTCCTGTACTAGAGCTGATTAAAGAATGAGAAGTGTTGTACCACTTGATAACAGCGGTCACTGGTTCAGGTGCGGTAACAGACTGCGCATAGATGCTAAAGGTGTAAGAAGTATTAGGATAGTAGATACCCATTAGTTGAGAGTTAGTAGAGCCGTTCCATGAGTCAAGTTTTACCGCATTACCGCTTGCTGTTATCTGATACGCAGATGCAGATGCATATACAGAGCCTGATGAAATAGAAGAATTAGATGCAGAAACTATGTACGAGAAAGAATTAGCTGTTATCGCAGTAATAGTTCTAACGCCATTGTAGTTTGACGCATTAGTGCCTGTGACTCCTGAGATAACCACTTGAGAGCCCACTGGGTATGAGTGCACTAGGTTTAAAGTGATAGTCGCTGTTCCGCCCGAGATAACTCCCGCTGTAATTGTAAAGAGTTCAGCGTTAGGTTCAAGAATTGTATTGATTGTAGATGAAGAGCCTTGAGTTAATGTCCAAGGTGTGGTTGGGGATACAAAACTTGGATTTACTAATTCGTTGATTCTATTGGCTCTGAGTGTAATGTGTAGTTGGCGCGCTTCGTCAAAGTCTGTAACTGATGCGGATTGCTCAAACTGTGCGGCATCAAAGTAGTGATGTTCGTTAGTACTAGACCCACCAACAGATGCAATAGAAACACCAGGGCATGCGTAGTACGCCCCTGTTGGAGCTGATGCGGTTACAGATGGACGATAACTGTTGCTAAAAAAAGCCGTGTTATCCGATACCCCTGTCCCAGAAGATGTAGAGATAAAGACGCCAAAACGGTTAAACCATTTAATCTTTGAAGTTACTGTTCTAGCGGTAACCGCTCCCTTAGACGCATAGACGCTAAAGGAGTAAGATAATCCAGCCGTGACAGGGATACCTTTGTTAATTGGGTCGTCGTCTCCTACAAACGCATTAATTGTTTGAGAACTAGATGAGGAGTTATAAAGCGCCATTGTGCCAGTAGCTTTGTTTGGAAATAAAACAGGCGCGGTTGGCTCTACCCATGGAGATGGACTAGGTGTGATTAATCCGTACGCACCAGTTGCGGCGTTATAACCAGATGTAAGAGCTACATTAAAGCCAGTAAGAGAGAAGCTAACAGTTCCAGCTATTTGGTCTGTGGCTGTTAATGTATATGCAGTTAAGCTATTAAACAGTGGGAGCTGTAATCCACTGACAAAGATTTGGTTTCCAACGTCATAGTTATGTACGCCAATGTAAAGGGTAGCTACGTTAGATGTAAGCTGTAATTGTTTAATCTTTAATACCTGTAGATTATCTATCTGGGCAGTGCCGTCAGTAGATATCCAATGCCCAGTACTTTGTTCAAATGAAGAGTCGTTATAGTCAAGCATCATGTTATGGCTAACAGTTATTCCGTTAACGCTTGGGTTTGGAGTTTCAGCAATAGAAGATGGGATTGCCCAGCTTGTAAAGTCTTTAATGAACCCCACTAGCCCTTCTTTAGAGCCTTTTTGCTTTGTAAGGGTTACAGCATCTCGTAATAAACGACGGTTCTGCTGCAGGCCAATAGCAGGCTCGTAAGTTTGCCCAAACTGATTCATCATAGTTGGGATAAGCTTGCCGTTGACCTTTTGAGTGTTGTACTTATCTCTGAGCAAATCTGTCATAGTTTGCTCATAATCTAATTCAAAACCAAAGTTACTTAAGAACGCGTATAGGTCTGGGTTTTCCCAATCATCTGTAGTAGCTGAGTAGGGCTGTGTAATCTTATAAATGCTTGGTAGGTAATCATATAAACGCTTAGAGTTGCCGCAGTCTTTTACTGATAGCGCTAAAGCTTTACCCGCGGTTACCCAGTTATATTGAACCAAGCTAAATACAAAGATAGAGTAATAGTAATACTGACCCTGCACCAGGCCAGAGTCTATGTAGTTAAGCGGGTCAAACCCGTTGTATACAGAAACAACCTGTGTTCCATCCCACGGGTCAAGCGGATACCCATACGGATTGCGCACGACTACTAAACGCGACCAGTTACCCGTGGGGTCAGACCAAGTAAGTTGTATTCTTCCTTGGTATGCGGGCGTAGCCCTAAAAGGGTTTGCGTCAAATGTTACTGGGTTATCAGAACCGTAATAACCCAGCCCATAGTAATCAATGCCGTAGCGTGACATTAGTTAAGGATTCCCCCACTTGCGTCTACAGTCAAACTTCCAATATTTGGTAGTTCATAGATTGTAGGAATCTCATTAGTAGCGCAGACAATGTCTTTAATATTTAGCGCTGTTGCAGAGCCTGAAGCCGATGCGGATGGAACGTTTACCCCAACCAAAGCATAGGAGAAGGTGTTAGAGGTTACCCCTGTAACTACGTATGTTCCGTTAAATGTGGTGTCAACCCCTGTTATAGAAAGTGTTTGGCCTACAGTTAAAGTGTGGTTCACTGACGTTGTAAGTGTTGCCACGTTAGAAGTAAGGGACTTATTATTGATTGTGTAAGTCTGGTCTTCATCTGTACGTACCAGCTTAATGATACGTTGATTAGCAATACCTTCTACGGAGTTAATTGCGTTGTATACGTCAGAGATGTAAATGCTGTCATTAAACACAACGTTGTCATAAGCAAATAGGTTTGTTAAAGCTAATTTAACAGTGTTTGTAACCGCTGACTGACGGTACTGAGGGGCAACTGTAATAGCTACTTCTAGTTTTACTCCTACATATTTAGGAGGTTGGAATGTAACTGTTGTGTTTGCAGGTGCTTTATCAATCAGATAATCAAGCACCTTAGTAGCAACGTTATTAAACACAGTAGTTGGAGTAACGTTATCGGCTGCTACCCCAGGGTCTCCTACAGGAGCTAAATAAACGGTCACCGATGTGTAAACGTCAGCGGTAGAAATTGCTTTAGATACCCCAGCAACTTGTACAGCAAGATATGAATAATCGCTTAAAGATACGGCGCGATTAATAGAACGAACGCTAAGAGGGGCATTGATACGAATAGAATCTGTAGTTTCTGCCTCAGCTCCCCCAGTTGCGGCCCCGTCACCAGAAACGCTAATGTCTTGGTTTGCTACTGTAATACCTGCTGGGATTGTCCCACCAGGCACATTGATTACATATTTAATATTGTTAGACGCAACGTTTCCAATGACTCCGCCGCCTACGCGGTATGTAGCGTAGATTTGAGCCCCATTTGGTGGGATACGGCCTGATACAGAATCACCAAATGTTATATATGTAACGTCTTCCGCATCTGTAATTGTAGAAAATACAGGAGAGTAACTACTTGCGTCAATAAGGTATTGAACCTGTTCATAGTTAACCCCACCTACGGTAATTTTAATTGAATTGCTAATTACCGATTTATTAAATAACGCAAACGTTTGGCTTGAAGTCCCATCAGAGACTCCAATAATTTCATTAGAGATGGTCTCGCCCTGAGTTGCATTTACGGTTGCAGAACCATTAATTGCACCTGCTTTTGCTGGTACTGTAACCGCAGAGTCTGTTTCAAACACAACTTGGGCAGTTGTAGAATTAGCTACTAAAGAAGTTGCTACCTGCGTTAAAACAGGCAACGTAATATCTGAACCTGTTGAGTTTTGAAAAGTAAGAGTAACAGTAGCTGCTGCAGCATCTGTTGGGGTATACCCTAACATCTTTGCTAATTCTAAAACACTCTGACGTTGAGTAGCAGTAGTAATAAAAGATTCATTTGCAGCGCGGTCAATGTAATAATTAAGGATGTCGCCCATATAAGAAAAGAGCTCAAGGAGTGTCATTCCAAAGTCCGCTGTGTCACGGTTAGTCCATGATGGGGAGAAGTTAGGAATAAGAGTTGTCATATCCGCAAGGATTGACGCATAATCTCTAGACGAATAGTCAACAGACGGTACATAGTTATTGCTGGCCATATGGAACCTCCGTGATTATGCTGCCAGATTGGGTAAGGGTAGCTGTTTTAACTGTTACGGTCTCAACATTTGCAGAAGACCCATACTTATAATTAACAGTAATATTTAAGTAATTATCTACATCTACAACAGCATCAACGCTAATTAAATGTAGATAAGGAAATTGATTTGAGAACCCTGTGGAGACTTCTTGTTTAACTAAAGTAATAGCGGCGTTTGTATTCTCAAAAACAGACCTACGAGCGTATGTCCCAAAGTTTGGGCGCATTACTCGTTCACCAAGAAGAGTCATAATTCCAAGCACAATTCGGTCTTGAAGAATCTTAGATAGGTCTGTGGTGTTGCTAATACGACCTTCAGTATCAAAAGAAAAAGGAAGAGATATTGCTTTACTCATATCTGTACTCCCATCCATACAGGAAAGTTAGGGTTTCCGCCAATAAACATAACCCACACCTTCTGGCCCACGTTGGGAACTGTTCGGTGATAGGTGTGTTCTGCCGCAGGGTTACCGTCTTCAGAACCGTCTTTATCTAAGGTATCCATTGTATCCTCATGAGGGTGGTCTAGATAGTAGGTACTATCTGGCGTTTTACCCGCATGATTATTAGTGTGGGCATCATGCGCCAGTGAAAGGGTTACGGTGTGGGTATGAGCGCTAGGCCCGCTAAGGCTTGAGGATGAAGTGATAGTGCCTGTGTGGGTTGCGTGGGTTGCATGAGCTTGTAACAAAGCTGCTACCTCGGACGCTAAATGCTTTTTATGGTCAGGGTGATTGGCATTGTCCGTTACGGGTAGACAAGGCTTTGCCCATTCCGTCTCTTCAGTGCCTAGTATTTGAGGGACCTGTAGCTTAATCTTATTTTCTTTATCAGGGTCTTCATTATTGGTGCAGAGCCCTTCGTATATGCCGTAGAAGTACTTCATATGTTTTTACTCACTTTTGACAATAGACGTTTAGGAAAATCTTGTGTCTTCTCCACAGGTTGCGTAATCTTTTTAGGGGTAGGGGTTGCCGCTACCCATTTAGGTGCGCTAACTGTACGGTTATTTACGGAAGCTTTGGGTCTATTTGTTGCCGCATTAAAAGAGCCTTTTGATTGAGGTCCAATATTAGCTGCAGTTTTTATAACACGGCTGGATGGAGGAGTATTAGTCTGTCGAACCCCAGGTATTAAAGTTCTTGCTGGTGAAGCGTCTGGATTTGTAATTTGTTTTCCATCTTTCCACCTAGCAGCGCTTCCTAAAGAGTCTGTTCCTACGTAAAGTTTAGTTGTATACATAAAAGTATTACGGTGCTCTTCTTCAACCAAATGTTCAGTACCTAACACTGTCCAGTACCCTGAATAATCTCCAACACCGTCTAAATAAACAGGCAAATCTGGGCGAACTCCCGCGTGGCCTAAAACAACAACTGTAGCCCTGTACGGAAAAGACGCGCGCTGTTCGGCCGCTTCTGCTTCGTATTTTGCCACAGCTGGGTCTGGGGCAACAATATTAGTAGCAAACTTATCAAAGAACTCTGGTTTTGATTTAGTTTTTGTTTTCTTTGAACGAACTTGTTGGGTTATAGAGATAGGGGTTTTAGTAATGGAATCAAAGCCTGATACCGCAATTGCCGCTTTAACGTCCCCATCGTGTTCTTCTGCTTCGCTAATGCCTGCATCAAAAGAATAAATAGTAGAACCGCTTGGATGGCTTGCGTCCCTCATAGCAAACCTTGGAGCCTCAGCTCTTTTATTTGTATAATCTTCCAACACTGGTTGAAAATAAACTTCCGTCCCTTCAGTTCGTAGTGTGCAACCAGCTTCTTTAGCAACTTGAACCATTATCTCCCAATCAGTGTGCCCCGCTTGAGATATCTGTGGATAGACTCTTGGGTGAGGGATTGTAAAAGCATTAAATCTATATTTATTACATATCTCTTCAACTAATCCATCTGCGGATAGGTTTCTATATACAGTTTGAGATGGGCTTTTCATAACATAGGACGCGCTTGCCGCGATTACTGTTGTCATATTATGGCTTGGGGTTTGGTCGGGGATTACTTTATGCACATACCCCCTAAAGTCTTTTTTATTGTTTCCATCATCAATAGTAAAAGAAATAGGAGACCCGTTAGATACCGCATCGTATTCTACGTTCCAATCACGAAATTGCATAACAGCCATTTCATGGTGATATCTATTTTGGTGCAGGGTTAAGTTATAAACAAAAGCAGGTCCTACCGAACTGTCTGGAAACTCAACTTTTACGTAATTAAACACGTGGCACCTTAATCACAGTTCCATCTGGAATATTAGTGAAGTCAACAATCTGTGGATTAAACTCAGGGATAATCCACCAGTATCCAGGGTTCTTATAGTACTTAGTAGCAATTTGGTCTAACCGTTCACCTGTAACATAGGTGTGTTCGTAGTATGAAACATTAGAAAATGAACTTAAATAATAAAATACAATTGGATTTTCAGAACCGTTTAATGTAGTGGAGACGTAGTCAACGGTGGAGTACTCATAACGAGAACCTTTATATATAGTCATCTTTAACCTTATTTCTGAGATAACGATGTACGAGCAAACGCTACAAAGTTTACGTTAACCTCTGAATGAATTGGAATCATATCTTCTGTAAACATATTATGAGTAATAGTAATGCCGTCTACATACCCTACATATGAAAGGCTATCTGGGTTTGGTCCAAATTGTATAGCAACAGCAGTGGGTGCTAAAAACCCAAGGTCAGCAGTCTGTCGTCCTAGTGCGTTTTTCCACACACTTCCATTAGTCCCTTCTCCATTAATCATCTTATAAATATATTCAATGTCAGACATAGTTCCAAGTTTAGATAAGTTTTTAAGTTGCTCTACCGTGTCTTCAGGGTTGCTTGGGTACCCGTTTGCGCTGTAGTAAGTTGCTATAGTTTGATAATCAGTGTTTGATTTTATACAAGCAAAATCATTAACTCTATCAATAACAATCTTAAAGCTAACCGCTTCCATTGCTGTAAAAAGCCCAAACAGATTAGCAAGCTTGTCTACAGCAGTTGGCGTAAAGTTTGCGTTTCTACTTAAAGCATTACCAATAGACTCAGGGTTCCATAAGAATTGAAATCCCCAGTTTGTATCTAATGGGCTGGTTGCTCCCGTTGCAGCTGGGGAAGAAGCTGAGCTTAGTGGGCTTCCTTGCCAAGTATAGCTATTGTTATCAATAGCTCCATAGCCGTAGCACCACATTACAGCGCGTCTAAGTCCATGCTCAAACCCCGCAAAGTAATCAGCTACCTCATTATTGTGATTATTAAGAACTCGTTGATTGACAGGGATACTCCATTGGTGCGGAGGTAAATTAAATTTAACATTTGAAGGGGTAGCTCTTACTGGAAGAGTTCCGCCTGAACCGCCAGCTCCACCAGCCCCACCGCTGCCATTTCTACTAGAGGATGGTTTTTCTTGACGAATCTGTAATGGAACAGGTGTTAAATGGCCACTAGTAACGATTGGGTGTGTAACGTTATAAGTTTGAGTAGGAATATTAACAACGCCAGTAGCTCCAGTTTTAAGCCCAGTAAATGTTCCAAGGATTGACCTTTTTAAAAAACGACCAATAGCATATTCAACTTTTCCTAATGGACTTACCCCGTAAGGATTTTTAGCAGCACCTGTAGAGCGTGTTGTTTTATTTGCCATTATTTAGCCCCAGTCTGCAAAATAAGATTATTAGATGCAAGAACTTTTTGTACTTCTGCAGCAACTTTTTTAGGGTCACCTGCCCCGTTAATATTAATTGTAAGTGGGCCGTTATTATAAGTATTTGAACTACCCGCGGACATCCCCATTGCGCCAGATGCCGCAGCAATCAATCCTTGAATTTTATCTGAATAACTTATTGTTGATGCAGAGGACGATAGAGATGAAGTTATATTTGCGCCGCCTGAAGAACCTGAGCCCCCAGGAGAGCCAGCTAATCCAAGCTTTTTAGATGTGTTTACCCAAGCTTTAGTGAAGTCAGACCCGCCTTTAGATATGTCATAAGCAATTGCCGCATTTATTGTTGGGTCATAAAGGCTTTGCGGCCCCTTGTATCCCATTGCGCCATACTTCTTTAAATACTCCGCGTTACGCTTTGTTCCTAAATCACCAATCATATTAATCTGAAATAAGCCCATAGAGTAATCGCCTGTAGCAGCGGTCGGATTTAATGCGCCAGGTCGTCCGCCTGACTCAGCCCTAGCAACTGCAAACGCTGTTTCTAATGAAGAACCTTTAAAACCTGCGGCAGATAATACATTCTTTAACTGGTCATCACTAAGAGATTTCTTACCGCCAGAATAACCGTAGGAAGATACTCCACCAGTTTTTTCTCTAAACATTCCCTTCATGTCAGAGTTAGAAACAACAGTTCCGTCTGTTTTAGGAACAAAAAGCTCTGGTCCTTTTTCACCAACAACGTAAGGCATATTACCTTCAGCAGGTCCGCCTCCTGCTAAGAACTTTAAAGAGAATAGGCTGGTAATAGTTTTTACTAAGCTACCCAGCGCGCCATTTCCAAGACCCATAGTTCCTGTGTAAGCTCCAGAGAAAGCGCCAAGAGCTTGTGTAAGAGGGCCTGCGGCTGCAGCAAAGTTATTAAGAGCAGAACCAATATCTGCAGATAGGCCATAACCCGCGGCTGTTGCGCTAGCTGTGGTTGTTAAAAGATTTGTTTGAGCAGCTGTTTGTCCAGCCATTTTATTTACAGTAGCTGTTGTTAAGCCCATCTGCTGTAGTTGTCCTTTACTCATATTAGCAAGTGCGGTTTTGCCGCCAGTCTTTGCTTTTGCAATGAGCATGTTAGAAAGTAAAGTAAAAGTAGTTGGGTCTTGGCCAACAAGGCTGGTGAGCATTCCATATAACCCATTACCTGGCATTAAGCTTATCTGTACATCTCTTTCAGAAAGACCCACAGTTCCACCTTGAGTGATGAACCTCCATAGTTCATCTGCAATTTGAGGTAGAGGCTTTACGGCGCCATCCATACCTCTTATACTGATGCCTACTGTACGAAGCATGTTAACTGTGCTTGGTGCATTTAATGTACCCATAGCTTGAGTAGCACCTGCTACACCAAGACCTGGGGCAAAGGTAGATGCTACAGCTGCACCCTGCATTACTTGATTAAAATTAGTTGCTCCTGATAAACCTAAGCTTTGTGCCATAGCAAGAGCGTTGGTTGTATCCATTGAGTTAGTTGCAATACCGCGTTTAGCCAAAGCATT